AGACCGTGCTTCGGTACAACTTCCTTGCCCGCAACACGGTAGAGGTCAAGAGGCTGGCACAGATGACCTCGGACCAAGAGCAGCTTGACCAGTCATACAACTATGACGTGGAGAGTGTGTCATGAGCTGCCCCGCCTGCCGATTCCCCGTAGCCGAGGATCAGCCACAGATGCGCGTCCACATAGGCGTCACGCAGGACGCAGACGGTTACATGGTCGATCTGCTCCCCACCTTCCACCGGCCATGCGCCGCCTCTTACCTGATAGCCAAGGGCCGCGCCAAGACCGAAGCGCTCAGGGTCAGTAGGCCCACGCGGTGGCTCGAAGAATTGGCTGCCTAAAAGGTATTGACACTCGCCCACGACTGTCTGTAAGTTTGTCCTATAGCAATCAGCTAATAAACACCCACACAAACAGGAGCACCCCATGAGCAAACTTTCCCTCCTCACCAACCCGGCCCAGCCCATATTCACCCTTCACACTGCAGAGGTCGAGCTGGAAGCTCTGGCCGAGGCCGCTCTCACCGCCGACATCCGGGCCAAGGATGCAGCTGCCGAGGCCAAGTCCGCCACCGATGCCTTCCGCAAGGCTCTGGCCGAGAACAACATGCTGGACTCCGACACCAAGGCTGTGGGCATCGTCCGCACCACCATCTTCCCCACCAAGCGGTTCGATGAAACCCTCGCCCGCACCCTCATGACCAAGAAGCTCCAGAAAGAGTGCGAGAAGGTCACCCTGGACTCGGCTCTGGTCAAGGCCAAGGTCAGCCCCGAGCAGTACGAACAGTTCCAGAAGGTCTCCGGCATGACCCTGAAGCTCTCCATCGACAAGGAGCAGGCGTGACCGAGTACGTGGTCCCACATGGGCCGGATGACCCCTGTACCTGTGAAGGCTGCTGGGCTTGCAAGGGGGCCGAGGTTGGCTGCACTTGCGACATCGACTGGGACAAGCTCTACGGGCACGACCAGTAAAACTTTTCGGCACCGCTTGGTCATATCGTTCATTTCAACCTCACCACAGTAAACAAGGAGCACACAGTGAGCATCACCAAAGAATCCGCGTGGGTCATCTTCCGCGCTGACAAGCTCGGCCACGAGGAAGCCGCACCGGCAATGGACAACATGTCCGAGGACGAATGGAACTCCTACCAGTCCCACGCCGAGGGCTTCGAGATGGAGCTGGCCAAGATCGGCATCGAGGCTAACAACGAGGCAGCCGCGCTGCAAGAGGATTTCGCAGAGTATGTGGGCATCCTCCAAGCCAAGAAGCCGTACAACTGGACGGCTGAGGACTACGGCATGGCAGTAAACATCTACCATGGCTCCGAGTTCGAGACCCTGCACCTCTCGGCCATGTTCCGGGTCAACAACGCTGAACTCCTCCTGGAACTGGTGAAGCCATGAACCCCAGCAACATCTTCATGCTGACCGGGTACGCCCATGCCAAGTTGGCCCCGCTCATGCAGCCACTGAATGCCGACCTCCAGCTAATCCTTGACTTTGACACTGAGTTCCCCGGTGTACAGGTCTGGGTGTTCAATAACACGCACAACCGCGCACTGGCACACAGGTCCAAGGTCACGACCGTGGAACAGCTCGATGAGCTTGTGACCGAGGTCAAGGCACTGGCGAGCGTAACGGCATGAGTAAGTCCAAGGCGTTCCTCCAGAAGATCGCAGACGAACCACCCCCCTGCGTCCAGATCGGTGACCCGGAACTGTTCTTCCCCAAGAGCTACGGGGATGAGCACCAGTTTCAGGTCAGGCAGGCCAAGTCAATTTGCCGCAAGTGCAAGCTGATCGCTGACTGCCTGGAGTTCGCCTTGGACACAGGGGACCAGCATGGTGTTCTCGCCGGAACCACACCCTCAGAACGGGATGTAATCCGCAGACGCCGCAACGAACGAGAGGAGCGCCGAGCAGCATGAAATGTGGAGAGACGTTCATCGGCAGTTGGACAGGCAACACCTACACCTGCACGCAGGCAGGGCAGCACCTCTACCACCGTGGGTATGACTCGGATGGTGACGTGATGGAGTGGCCCGACATCACAGGGTACTGCGCAAACAGCTACCCAGGGACGGCAGACATCTGCCAGCGGCCCCCGAATCACCGGGGACTCTGCCGGGTGAAGGTCCACGGCAAGCAAGTGTCATTCAAGGTGGGAGGTGCAAGGCGATGACCACCACACTGGAAATCCCGTCCATGCAGCAGGTTCAGAACCTGTTCATCAAGGCCATTGCCAAGCCGTCAGACCGTGACAGGCAGGTAAAGATCGGCCCGTCGTCCGTGGGCGGGTGTAGCTACTGCCTTGGTTACGACATGGCAGCCAAGCTGTGCGACATGCCCAACAGGGAGGCCGAGAAATTCGGCTACGCGGCATGGTTGGGCACAGGGCTCCACTACTACCTGGAGCACAATCTGGACCTCGGGGTTGAGGTCTTCCGGGAAACCAAGCTCAAAGACATCTTCGAGATTCCCGGCTATGGCTCCATCGGTGGCAGCTGTGACCTGATGGTTCCTGACTGGGGCCGGACGTTCGACTTCAAGTTCCCCGGAGCGTGGAGCTACGACAAGGTGCAGATGGCCCTAGCCAAGGCACGCATGGCCACCAAGCGTGGTGAGGAGCTGAACGCCTACCAGCACATGCCGTCCATGCAGTACCGGGTCCAGCAACAGATTTATGCACAGGGCTGGATTCAGCGGGGCTACGACATCGAGAAGTGTGTGCTGGCGTTCATGCCTCGGCACACCAACGACATCCGCGACGTGATCCTCTGGGAGGAAGACGTGAACCCGGCCCTGTTCGAGGGGGCTGTGGCCCGAGCTATCAGCATCTGGGAGTACACGGTTGCTGGCCAGCTCGATGACATCCCGAGCGAAACCTCCAACCCGGCCAAGCCTGACGAAATCACCTGTTACACCTGCGGCCCCCGTGGACCGGGCCGTGGAGATTTGACCAGCTACAACCTCGCAACCAACTAGGAGAACACCATGACCACACGACAGGAACTCATTCAGAAAGTCCGCGATGGCTGGCCGGAGCACGCAGCCAACACCGAGACGGACAGACGGGGCATCGTCCATGTCCCACCCGTCCGTGACGGGGGCCTGTCTGCCCTCGTGATCGAATTCGCCGTAGACACCGTACTGGCTGAACTGGAGGCATCGAAATGAGCATCACAACAGAAGAAGACGTGGACGCGGCTCTGGCCGCACTGGCAGCGCAGGCTGAGGCCGCTGTGGCTGCCAAGCCCAAGACCAGGGTAGCCAAGAAGCCTGCCCCCACCAAGGATCTTTTCGACCTGTCTACCATCTGCAACATCACCAAGCCCCGTAAGGCTGACACCACCTTCAGCCTCCTGCTGGCTGGCCTGCCCAAGTCGGGCAAGACCCTGCTGGCTGGCACGGCCAACGAGGTGGAAGCACTCTCCCCGGTCCTCCTGTTGGCCCTTGAAGACGGGTCCAGTGTGCTGGCACGGGATTACCCGGACATGGACGTGATCGAGCCAGAGAACTGGGTTCAGGCCGCTGGCATCATCGAAGCTGTGGCCGAGGGCAAGACCAAGTACCGGACCATGATCGTGGACACCCTCGGGGAACTTCAGGAACACATGAAGGCCCACATCACAGCAGATGGCACCAAGGAAATGCGGATTCAGGACTGGGGCACCATCAAGGACAACACCATCGGCGTGGTCAAGCTGATGCACCGCTCCCCGGTCAACGCTATTTTCATCACCCACTCCGAAGAACTCCGGGATGAGAACACCGGAGCCAGCCGTATCCAGCCGTACCTGCTGGGCAAGGGCAGCCTCGGGGAAGTCCCCAAAATCGTGGACATCATCGCCTACCTCGCGGTGGCTCAGGACAAGAAGACCAAAGAGAACTTCCGCGTCCTCCAGACCGGGCAGGACGGCAAGATTCTGGCCGGGGACCGTTTCGGGACGCTGGACTTCCAGATTATCAACCCCGACATGAGGACCATCTTTGAGCAGCTTACGGGGTAGCCGGGGGCAGGGCATTTACGCCCTGACCATCGAGGACAAGCTGGCTAGGTACACCGTTCCGGGTGATAACGGTTGCATCGAGTGGATCGGCACCCTAAACGCCAAAGGCTATGGAACTGCGGGGTACGAGGGTAAGAACTGGATGGCTCATCGCCTGATGTACACCCACTTCGTAGGGGAGATACCCGAAGGCATGGTCATTGACCACCTTTGCCGGAACCACGCTTGTGTGAATATCGAACACCTGGAGGTGGTGACCAATGAGGAAAATCTTGCTCGCGGTCTACCACCTTGGGGCTCGAAGCCAGTTACTCACTGTCCGAGCGGGCACGAGTACACGGAGGAGAACTCACTCCCCAGTAAGGCAGGCAGTAAGTGGTGCCGAATCTGCAGGCAACTCCAGCACCTCGCCAGATACAAACCTAAGAAGCCGTCCACTATCGCCAAGCATGCTGCGCTCTACACGGAGTTATCCACGATGGGTGAAATTTATGAGCAATTGACCAGTGACGCAACCGAATCGTAGTGCTAAGCTTTTCACTATCGCTTACTAAGTCTGTAAGTTTCTCCAACACAACACATACACACCAAACAAGAAGGAAGTAACCACCATGGCACGTCTCTCACTCAATGTGGACCAGGAAACCGTAGATTCGTCAGGACGCGAGTTCGAGCCGGTTCCGGTAGGCACCTACACCGTCAGCATCTACGCCATCACCAACGATGAGGTGAAGAACGGGGCCAACAAGGGCAAGCTGCGCCTGAAGTTCCAGTTCCGCATCGTGGACGGCGAGGAAGCCCCCGATGGCTCCAAGCAGGGCAACCGCCGCCTGTTCGCAGACATCAACGCCTTCGAGGGCACGGACAAGAAGACCGGCAAGCCCACCCCGCCGTATGACCTGCTGGCGCTTGCCAAGGCTCTGGGCACCAGCGCTGAGGAACTGGCGGACCTCGACACGGACGACTGGCTGCAGGAGGAACTTCAGGTTGCCGTCACCCACACCATCAAGCAGGTGCAGGTCGATGGTGTGTGGGTCGATACCAAAAACCCCGTTCTCTACAAGGAAAAGGTCCGTGGCTTCCGCTCACTGGATTCCGTGACCACCTCGGCAGCAGCCACCGCCACTGTTCTGGGCAAGGCACCGTCAGCGGCTCCCAAGGCCAAGGCAGCCGGAGCCAAGTTCAAGCTCTAGCAGTACAGCCAGCCTGTGTAGGCACACAGCCCGTTCGAGACGGGCGCTGGCACTAGTTACAAAATTAGCCAACGGCTCACCCCGTTGGCTTAGCTTTCAAAGGAGCCGGGGCAATGCGTTACATCGCAGGAATCACAGCATGAGCCAGCAGGAAGAGTTCACAAAGTTCCTCTGGAAAGGGCTTCAGGGCAGGGCTGTTATCGCCCGCACAGACTCCACGGGAGCGCCGAGCATCCAGAGGTTTTTCAGCTGGCCGGAGCAGAGTGAGCAACTGCTGGCCCTCACCGCCAAGCTGACTGCAGAGGATGTCTACACCTCACCGTGCCTGTTCAAGGGCACCGCAGGAGCGCGTAAGTCTCTGGCACGGGCCATCCAGGTAGTTCACGCCGACGCGGACACCTTCAGCATTGACGATGCCCTGCTGCCGCCCTCTGCCATTGTTCAGACTTCGGACAGCAAGACCCATCTGTACTGGAAAATCACCGACTGCCACGATCCGGCCCTGATCGAACCGCTGGCTCACAGCGTCTCCAACGCACATGACAAATCTGTCACAGGACTTGACAACGGCTGGGCGGTCAACAAACTACTCCGGGTTCCAGGCACCTCCAACACCAAGTACGATGAGCCCTTCCTTGTGAGCTTCGAGGACACCGGCCACGCCTACACATTGGACGAGTTTGCAGCCGTCTACCCTCCCGTGGAGTCGCGGACCGCAGTGGCGTCTCTAAGGCAGATGGGCGCACTGCCCAGCAAGGGGGATGCACTCCGGTCCCTGAAGGCCTCCCCGCAACTAATGCAACTGCTGAACAAAACCACAACGGGCAACGTAGACCCTTCTAATGGCCGCTTCCTCCTCCAGAACGAACTGTTCAGGGCAGGAGCCACGGATGAGGCAGTCTTTGTGATCCTGTGGGACCACCCGTTCCGGTCGGACAAGAACGAGAACAACATCTGGCAGGACATCCTGCGGGCACGGTCCAAGTCCGAGCTTGGAGACCCCGAGGAAGACCCCGGCTACGAGCCAACCGTCACCGTGGAGCCCACGGCCAAGGACAAATCCGTGGATTTCCTCACGCTGGCTGAGAAGGCCTCACTGGGCTCCACCTTCATTGACGACTACATGGCGTGGGGCATGTCCAAGACGGACGCCAGCCCCGAGTACCACGTTGCAGCAGCCTTCACGATCCTCTCCACCGTGTTCTCCGACTTCGGCCACGCGGTCCCCAAGTTTGGGCGGCTCCCGCTCAACCTCTGGTTCATGGTGCTGGGGGAGACCACCAGGAGCCGGAAGTCCACCACCCGAGCCTTGGGCATCTCAATGATCAAGGCGCTGGCCGTGATCCCCGACGCCGATGTGGCCGGAGAGCTTGACTACAACTATGACCTCGGCTCTGACTTCACCCCCGAGGCTCTGGACAACGAGCTCCTGAAGCGGCCCAACCGGTCCTCCCTGCTGCACCGTGATGAGGCGCAGGGCTGGATTCAGGAAATGGATAAGAAAGCCTACATGGCAGGAGCCAAGGGCAAGATGACCGAACTGTACGACGGGCATGTGTCCGGCAAGCTGAGGGCCACCGGGGATAACAACCGCCGTGCCGGGGTGGATATCAGCCTGACCCTGTTCATGATGGGCATCGGCTCCCAGATGTCTGAGTACCTGACGCAGGAGGACTTCCGCTCCGGGTTCCTGACACGGTTCATCTACATCTCCGCTGAACCCCCCAGCCGCTCTGCAGCCTCTGACTGGCTGGAGCAGCAAGACCTGAATGAGGTCAAGACAGGGGACGTGGTGTTCACCGCCATGCTCAGGAGGATCGAGACCGCGCGCGAGCACTGGGCTGGCTTCAATGCCCCCACAGCACCCACCAAGGCCGTCCCCTGTGTCCCGGAAGCATGGCTGAGGCTGAACCTGTTCATCACCCAGGTTTTGGACGCCGCAGAGGGCCACCAGCGCCACGCCATTATCGAGGCCGCGTCTGACCGGCTCTCCAAGTCCATCCTGAAAGCCGCCACCCTGCTGGCCATGCTGGATTGCTGTGATGAGGTGCAGGTTCCCCACATGCTGGCAGCCATCAACTACGCCAGTTCATGGTTCGGCCACATGGTCACCATGGCCAACAAGATTTCCGACTCCTCATGGATGCGCAGGCAGACCCAGGTTGAGGATTTCCTGATCGAAAAGGGCGGAACGGCCAAGTGGGAAGTCGTTTACCGGCATTTCCGCTCAGACCTTCGGGCCGATGAGTTCCTGAAGATCATCCAGTCCCTGACCGAGGCCGGAATCATCCACGTATCACTCCCGGATAAGGGTGTCCGCTGGATCACCCGCATTGACATTGATGAGGAAATTGCAGCATGAGCGCCCACGTAGATGACATCTTCACCGCTGACCTGACCAACGTGCAGGACACGCGCCTGAACGGCCTCATGCGGGCCAAGGAACTCTGGCAACTCTCTGTGCTGGCAGACCGCAAGCAGCGGCTCCTCATGGCACACGAACTGCATGGCTTCGGGCTGTTCTCCCTGAACCAGCTGGCCAAGATTACCCGCCTGAGTGTTCCCACCGTGGCCCGCCACATGAAAAAGAATGCGATTGGTGGGAAATTCCAGCCCGAGGTCTTGTCCTCACTCGTGTATCTTCGTAAGCTGGTCATCATAGATACACACATACCAGCCTCTTTCATACAGGGGGCGGTAGCCACCGGCACATCGGTGGGCACCATCTCCCGGCTGACCGGGGCATCTGAAACCTCCCTCTACCAAAAGACAAAGCAATTCTAGGAGCAAACAGTGAGCGAAGTTGACGTTGTAAACCACCCTCCCCACTACACAAATCATCCCAGTGGTGTTGAGTGCCTGACCATTACCCGCCACATGGGGTTCAACCTCGGGAACGCCTTCAAGTACATCTGGCGGGCAGACCTCAAAGGCAACGCCATTGAGGACTTGGAGAAGGCCGCTTTTTACATCAACGACGAAATCATAAGGCGGAAGATGTGAGGGTCTATTTGAGCAGCCAAGATGTCGTGACGCCCCAGTGCCTGGAAATCATGGCCAAGGTCAAAGCAGACACCATCCCCGACGTGGAGCTGGACTTTGCCCCCGTCACCGACAACCTGCCCCCCAACGCCGTGGTGTTCGCCATGGGAGCCTACAAGCGCCAAGGCACCGAGCGTGTTGTCCCGGCTCCGTCCGTGGCACAGACAGTGACCAAGGCTGACATCATCACAAGGCTGGGCACCGCGTTCCGCCTGCTGGTTGATCCTCCCGAGCTGCCTGAGTTCGAGTGGACCGTGATTGATGACCTTTCTGACGCCATCGACTTCCTTACCTCTCTCTCGGACTACCCCAAGATCGTGGTGGACATCGAGACCTCGGGAGACATCTCGGTCGATGAGGCTGACCCCAAGCGCATCATCTCCGTCTCCATCACAGCTGGGGGCATGGTCTACGTTTTCCCCGAGGAAGTTTGCTCAAAGTGGCGTTTCTACGAGGTGTTCTGCCCGTTCATGGAACGCAACGGCATCATCGCCGTCAACGGCAAGTTCGACCTCTCCTATTACCCCGACTCCGAGGTTCGGTTCGTCAGGGACACCCAGCTGGCACACTACGCACTGTTTCCCGCCGCTGGCCAGCATGACCTGAAGAACGTCACCAAGAAATACTTCGGCTTCGAGGACTGGGATGCCCCGGCCAAGAAGTACACCGGCAAGGCCACCTACGATACCTACGAGAAGTTCGAGGATGGCAGCTGGCACGATGCCCGCTCCTACTCCGGTGGCTCGGGCTATGAGCGTATCCCGCGCGAACTGCTCTACCGCTACAACGCCTTCGATGTCTACGCCACATGGCACTGGGATGTCCTCATGGAGGAACATCTAGCTGACGATCCCGACGCACAGCGCGTTCTGGAACTGCTCATGAAGCTCTCCAAGATGTTCATGGGCGTGGAGAAGCGTGGCATCCGGCTGGACATCCCGTACCTGGAGGAACTGTCCGGCATTCTCACGCTCGAAAAGGGTGTGGCCGAGGAACTGCTCAACGAGATTGCTGAGATGGTTATCAATCCCCGCTCACCTTTGCAGGTCAAGAAGTGGTTCACGGATCACGGGGTCCATCTCAAAGGCACGGCTGAGCAGGTGCTGGTGGACTTTGTGGAGGGTGAGGAGATGGAGACTCAGGAATCCAAGTTCGCGGAGCAGGTTCTTGTGTGCCGGGACTACACCAAGCAGCTGGGCACCTACGTGGACGGCTACCGGAATCAGGCAGATGCCAATGGTATCGTCCGTCCCGGCTACAAGCTCACAGCGTCCACCACAGGCCGTCTGGGAGGACAGGGGGCATCCATGCTCACCCTGCCCCGCGACAAGCGGCTGAAGCGGATGGTCCTGCCTTACCAGGACAACCACCTGATCGTGGGCGCTGACCTCTCACAGGCCGAGCTGCGCGTCATGGCGTGTGAGTCGATGGATGAGTGGCTGATCGCCGCGTTCCAGCCCGGTGCTCAGGACTTCTTTGACCTCCTGCTGACTGAGGCGTACCCGTCCGAGAACTGGTTCGATCTGCATGAACAGGTGAATGGGCACACAACAACAGAGGAGAGGACCAACTACTACAACAACAAGCGCGCGGCCATGAAGGGTGTCGTGTACGGGGTGTCCTTCGGGCGTGGAGTACCAGCCACTGCTAAGGCGCTGAAGATTCCGATCTACGAATCACAGCGATTGGTCAACGCCTTTGTCCGTCCGGGGTCCATGTTCGCCATGTGGCGTGAGGAAATCTCAGCACGGGCTGTTGATGGGGAATCCATCGTGACCAAGTTCGGTAGGCACTTCCAGTCCGAACTTGTCACCAAGAAGAACCGGCAGACCGTCATCAACTCGGCGCTGTCTTTCACCTCCCAGTCCACGGCCAATGACATCTGCCTGACTGCGGCCCTGGAAGTGGACGCCTGCCTCCCGGCCTACGGGGCACACCTTATGGGCACGATCCATGACGCAATCTACGCCTCTGTCCCCAAGCAGGAGGCCGAGCTGGTTGGACCGATGATCGTCAGGGAACTGAAGCGAGCGGGGGAGGCCGTCTATGGCGACCTAGTGCCCTTTGATGCAGACTGGGGTTCAGGGGAAAATCTGGCTGCCGTCTAGCTATTGACACTCACCCACGAGGGTCTTTAGAGTGGTATCCACACACAACTACCTACAGGAGCACAGCAATGAAAGATTTGAAGCTGAACACAGCCCCCGGCCCAGAACCTGAGCCTCCCAAGCCCGAGCCAGTTGTCTTCTTGGAAGAAACCAAGTTTGATGGCGAAAACGGGAACGACTACTCAATCGCAGTCGATGAGAAGAACGGCGTAATCGTCTACTCGGAGTGCTGCGCCGATGTCATGACCCCCGAGACCGCCGCTCCACTGGCGAGGACTCAAATGAGAGTCCTCGCGATTGACCCTGGTTTGAAGTCGGGAGTGTGCCTGTTCGACGGTGACGCAGAGGTCATCAGGGTCTCCCTGATCATCCCGAACGGCTTGAAGGGCTTACAGGATTTCTGGGAGGCTCACGTTCGGTATCTGGACTACGACGTGCTGGTTGTCGAGTCCTTCGAGTTGGAGGAAGGCTCCCATGGCATCGACTACGAGAGCCCACTGGCCATCATCCACTGGTTAGAGTCACTGAACATCCGCATCGTCTGGCAGCGCAGGATGCAGCGGGGCAAGGACAAGCTGCTCACCGATGCAGTCCTGAAACGTGCTGGGCTGTATCCACCACGGGGTCAGGTCAAGGAAAAGCACCAGATTGAAGCTCTGAGACATGCCTTAAGTTTCCTGGTGCGGCAGAGGCACCTACCCACAATTTCACTCCTGCATCCGAAAGAGGAACCATGAGCCGCTACACAACCGCCGACTTCCCCGGAGCTTTCCGGCTGGTCATCACACGCACGATGGCTGGTGAGGCTTACACCCGGTACCACGGCCCCTACCAGACCATCGGAGCGGCCAAGGGTCAGCTGACTAAGGAACTCGAAATGCATTTTTACGAGCACTACGAGACCAAGACTGGCTACATCGAGCGAACAACCGGAGATTGGGAGAAAGTAGAATCATGAGAAAGCGCGTTGAAATCGGCTACCTGTGTCGGCATGGGCACTTCCAGTTCAAGGATGACCCTGATGGGGACTCCTGCCAGACCAAGATCATCGGCAAGGTGTACGTCAAGCCCATTCGAGGTTTGTATCCTGGTCAGTTTATCGAGGCCGTGACAGACGCTCTGGCCAACTTGAACCACCAGATCGCAGTGTGGAGGAGAGAAGACGGATGAGTGAGCAACCCAAGACCCAGTTAGTCCAGTTCTACACACAGAATGGCGTCCCCTACGTCACCGCCCAGCTGACCGAGGAGCAGATGAAAGGGCTCAAACGCAACTTCATCGAGGACTACTCCATCGGCACCGAGCGGATTGTTTGGCAGCCCGGTCAGGGGTTTGTCATCGAAGACCACCCGGAGGAGTCAGAATGACCATCACAGAGTTCCTTGAAGCCCGCATAGCCGAGGATGAGACTGAGGCGAACGTGATGCTTGGGTCGTACGCCCGTGGCGGTGAGGTTTCAAAGCGCCGATGGATTCGAATGCTGGCTGAGTGCGAGGCCAAGCGGGGGATCATCGAGCGGGCCATTGAGATTCACGACATGGTTGAAGGCGAATGGGGCGGCGGCCATGAGGTGTCCAAGGAGGGCTGGCAGGACGACAACCCCGGAACAGACGTTGTGCGCGTCATGGCCGCTGTCTACAAGGATCACCCGGACTACCAGCAGGAATGGGCACTGCAGCCCCCGGAGCGTGATACGCTCAGCGAGCAATCCTGACAGAAAAGCAGGGTGTATCTAACGGAAAAGGCAGCCCTTCCTGAGTGGGGCTGCCTTTTCTTATGCCCGGATTTAGTCGCCGAGAACCATTCCGTCAATAATGGCCCGTCCGTTGCGGATTCGGTAGACCGCTGGCCACGATTCAATGGCGTTGTAATAGGCGAGGCCGAACCCCTGCTGCCAGTTCTCTACGATCTTGGCCGCTGTACCGTCAGCGCCGATTGCGCCGTTCACAGAGGGGACAGCGCCGTCTACGCGGCACAGACAGCCGGGGTTGGCACTGTAGGACTCAATGGCATCCCCACGGGGTCCGATGACGCTGTGGTAGGTAATCTCGGTGCGGTGCGTGTGCCCAGCCCATGTGTTCAGGTGAGGGACTTGGTGGACGTACTGTGCTGTCGTAGAGCCCTTGCTGTTGGCCTTGGTGCCGTGGATGTTCCTGGTAGTGTCGTTGTCCCAGTCGGTGGCAGCTGGGTAGGCGTCCACGTACTGGATGTTCAGTTCATCGAGCCGGAGCAAATACGGCAGGGACATGACAGGCCACGAGTCAGGCATGTCCGCCCGCTTCAGCCCGAAAGCCGCCAGTGCGTTGGCCTCGATGAAGTTCTGCATCCGTTTGTCGTGGTTGCCCTCGATGACGATCATCTCAGCACCTGTGCACACAGCCCGGAGCGTGGCGAGGAACTTGTAGCCCGTGTCAATCGCTGGCTGGGTGGTCTGGGCAAAGGAAGCTTCCTGAGCGAACCGGCCCTGCGAGGCGAGGTCAAGGAAGTCTCCTAGGATTTGAATCTTGTCCGGCTGGAACCGGGTGGCGGCTTCGATGAAGACGTTCATGGCAGCTGCGTCGTGGAACGGATCAAGTGTCCCATCAGCGAGACGCCGGTAGCCGATCTGGGTGTCTGCGCCTTTGAGCGCGAGCTTCATGTTGCGGACGGGCTTGGCTGGTCTGGACTTGATGGTGACCTTGACCGGAGCCGCCTGCTGGATGACAGGCCATGCCGGGTATTCAGATTTTCCATCGGAACCAGCAATAGGCCGTACGTTGTTTAGCTTATTCCAGAAGCCGCCAGTTGGGTTCGAGGTCCAGCCCCAGGTAAAGGTGACCTCATCGGGGTTCTGGCCTGTGGCGGAGATGAACGCGCGGTAGTCCTCGTAGCCCCACGCCTCCTTGCTGAACCGGACGTAGTTCGATGTCCCGTCAGCATCATGCGTCTCGGACTCACCTGTACCACTGGCCTTGTTGACTGCGGCCAGTGCATCTGCCAGACCCACTTAGTTGCCTAGCAGTTCAGTCGAATTACGCCTGCGCCACTCACCAACGGAGTGGTCGGTCACCACCGCGTGCCCGTATTCCTTGCGGAGAGCCTTGGTCAGCATGAAGGGCCTGATGTCACCATTGCGGAGGGCTGAGTTCAGCGTTGCTAGGTCTTCGCCTTCCAACGTGTCCAGCAGGAGGTCAACACGGTTCTTGCTGACGGGGGCGGTAACTGCGTCCAGTGAATCTTTCAGTGACATGATTTGCTCCTGAGACGGGAATGGGCTACAGAGTCTTTATCTCTGTAGCCCATTCTACCAAAATACTAATTTACACAGTGGGGGTTGCCTCATGCTTGCCGGGAGCCGCGTCAGGAGTGATGTTGGAAACGGCCAGCCCGGTGCTGAGAAGGGCTGCTGCACAGTTGACCCAGAGCCCAGCCGTGGTGTTGTTCACCAGTCCGTAGGCCACAGCCAGGGGCTGGACGGTGAGCAGAATCGAGTAAATCCAGGTGCGGGTTTTCGCTGAGAGGTTCATGATTCTCCTAGAGGTTGATCTGCTGGCCGGGGTAGATCAGGTCAGCGTTGATGCCGGGGTTGCGGTCAAGGATGTACTGCAGTGGCACACCGTACTGCTCAGCAATGCCGCCCAGAGTGTCACCCGGATCGACGGTGCAGTACGGGGGCAGTCCCGAGGGTGCCGGTGCGGCAACAGGAGCCTGCGGGAGGTCCAGCAGCATACCGGGGAAAATCTTGTCCGGCTCGGTGATCCCGTTGATGGCAATGAGAGCCCCAAGGTCAACTCCGAACTGGACTGCAATGCCTGAGAGGGTGTCGCCCGGATCGACACGGCACTGGCCGGGACCGGGGATGATGTCAAGGTAGGAGCCTGACTGGGCAACTACGGGAGCAGACTGAACCACAACCGGGGCAAGCACAGCACCGTGGGAGCCGGTGATGTCCGGCATGGGGCCGGGATCGGTATGGGTGTTGTCCGGGACGTTGCAGTGGCCGTAGTGTCCGCCGTTGGCGTTCCAGACATCCACGTTCCGGGAGTTGCCCTGCCACTGTGGGGAGCCGAGCGGCCAAGTGCGGGGGATGCCGTTGCTGTCCATCCATCCCAGAATGGTGTCCAGACCGATGAGCGGGGTATCAGCAACGGTGGGGTAACGCTTGCCATCCACGACGCAGTTTGGGGAGAAGAACACTTCCACCTGAATGTTGGCAGCGCCGTCCTCGTTCCATGCCACGAGAGCACGGGCGGACTGGCTGGCCGGGTAATACTGTTCGATGTGGCCGGTGAAGGGGTTCCACATGATCGTGGGGCAGTAGCCAACTTTCTTCAGGTAGCCGGAGACGGCGTTGAAGTCGGGCTGTGTGCCATCAGGCTTCAGTGCGTCCCATGTGATGTGCCAGACAGCGCGGGCGGGTAGGGAGGCGTTGAGGCTGCCCCCACCGGGCTGCGGAGACTGGACGGCTCCGGGGCAATAATCAGTCATGCTTGTTCTCCTTGGGTTGAGGTTCCGGTGTTGACGGTGACAGTGGTCTGAGCGGAGGAGGGAACCGGGCAGGCTTCAAGGTGTGCCTTCAGGCGGGCCTCGGTGCGGTTCACAGCGTCTGCCATCGAGGAGCCCGAGTTGGGGTGCATCTCGTGGTCCAGCTTGTCGATGATGGAGCCGTACTTTTCCATCCAGGTATCGGTCTTGACCCCGGAGGCGTCGATGTCCTGAAGCCGCTTCATGACTCCGGGCCGTCCTGTGACGCCTTGACGGTCAGGCTCGCCGTTCCAGTCTTCGAGGAAGTGGTTGAGCCCTTTTGTCGGGGGCTTCAGGAATTTCCAAGCAACACCCGCGCCAATAACGATCAGGACGTTCAATCCCAGCCAAGGATTGATGGCAATGAGTTCACTGAGCCACTGGGGCATTTACATCCCCGCCATTCGGTAATTCATTATGTCTCCCTGTAGAAAAGGTGTATCTAAACACCAATTCTACAGGGGTACACGCCTGCCTAAATTGCTACAGGAGTAATGAGGACAATGGACAAAGATTGCAGTGCCGTATTGCTTGCTGTCCTTGCGCCAATTGTCGGGTCAGGGGTGCCTGCTGGGCCGGATGAGTACCAGTTGACGCTGAGGGTGTCCCCAGCTGCGCAGAGGACCACGCCACTGGCCTGAGAGGTCTGCCATTGGAGGGGGCCAACCGCGACTTCACAGCCGTTCAGTTCAGTGCCGTTGTGTATGAGTTGAATGGCGATGGATCGGTCCACGTTCTCAGGGGCACTGTCCGTGGCCGTGCTGCCATAGGGGGCGAGCGCGGCAGAGGCCGTTATCAGGTACATGCCCGGAATAGTAATGGGGACGACACCGCCTGCGATGGTCAGACCCTGGATGAAGTTGGAGGTTCCGTCACCGAGAATTGCGTAGGGGGCAATGACCCCGGTGCTGTATTTCACCCGCGTCCCGCTGGCGATGCTGGCCTTCAGACCAATGGCCTGTTCCTGAGCCGTGACCCGTGCCCCGATGCCGTTCTCGATGGACGCGGCCATTGCTGCTGACCACACCTCGGAATCGAGGTTGTCCCCCTCATCCGGGGTCCAGATTGCTGCCCCGCCAGTTGTTACATTTCCCATGATGCCTTTCTAAGCCGTAACGGTAACTGTGTTGATGTATGCAGCCAGACTGGTGGTGCCAAGCGCCTGGATATAGGTGGAGCCGAGGGGCGTTGCAGGGTCAATTGGCATCGTGGTGTCGAACGCGCCTGAGCCGTCTGCGGTGACGGTAGCGGTGTTGGAGTGGCCGTCCGAAAGCGTCACCGACTCACCAGTATTGAATCCCTCGCCTATGACTTGGATCGCCACACCACGCGGGAAGGTAGCCGGTGCCTTGATACGGCTCTTTTGCAAGGCTGTGGACGTGGAGTTGCTGGCAGGCCCATCCCACGAATAGGCGTAATGCAGGCCTGTCGGAGTCGAACCGTTGAAGTTGAAGCCGTCCGGCGCACTGGCTGCCCCTGCATACAGTTCGTCTATGTTCACCACAGACCCAGCGCTGGTCACATCGCTGAGTTCGATGAGCATGCTGACGGCCACCAACGGGGAGCCGTCAGTGCTGCTGGTCATCCCAGGTGACCCGGAAGCGTACATCTGCTGCCAGACCCCTGCTGCTGCGGTGACCGACCCGCTGCTATATCCGACCCTCTGCCCACCCTGGTAGGCGAAGATCAGATACATAGTGCAAAGCTGGGCGGAAGCGCGGCCTTGTATCCATGCGGAAATGTGGTTCGTGGTGAGGGGCAGGCCATCATAAGAAGCAGTTGCTGCTTGCTGCGGAAAAGTACCACTGGTATTCATATAGCTGATTGCCATGCCGGTGGCACCGCTTTGGGCCGTTGCGGTCAGAGCAAATGCGCAAGACGTGTTGGTATTGGTCTGTGGTGAGGTGGCCCAGCCTGTTGTGCTTGCCGCCAGCCCCGGATCAAGGAACAGGTTCGAGTAACTGGCCTGTGTCCCCCAGAGGTCAGCCAGAGTGAAAACTGGCGGGACGTAGTAGGAGGCGGGATCGCCTGCCGGGAAGGTCTTGGGCAGCATCACGCTGTTATGGGCGCGGGCAGTCCACACACCGCGCTTGCCATCAAAGGTCAGCAGATCGCCGTCCTGAGCGTCCCGGATGTCAAGGTCTTTCAGAGACGGCAGCTTCAGCATCACGGGGTTGGCAATGCTGGGCGTGTTGCCCGTGTTCAGGCCGCGCGCAGGATTGGAGTAATCCAGCCCGAAGTCGTTGACCATCCTGCGGACAATGGCTTCCAGTTCCTGTATGCGCTGGCGGTCAGTGTTGACCTCTCCGGCCCACTTCTGGGAGCCTCCCGGCAAATCCTTGTGTGTGCTCACTGCTCGCCCCTTAGTGGTGAGATGTTGAACTGCTTGATGGTGCGTCCTGCGTGTCGCGCCTTTTCGTCCGCGAGGGTTGCCCCTGCAGGGTAGGACGCCACGTAGTCCGCCACGGTGGTGTGCGGGACAGCGTTGCCCGAGACCTTGTTGTGGGTCTGGGAGGCGTCCTTGATCCTGTAGACCCGCTTGCCGTCCGTGAACCGTGTCCCCGAGGGGAACTGGCCGAACCGTGAGGGCGTGTAGAAGTCGTTGGGAATCTCGAACTGGGCATCTGCCACCGAGGCGCTGTACTGGACCGCCATGGCAGCTGCAACGTCGTAGGTCTCCTGAACACCGGCAATGAAGGGGGACTCGAAGACGTGGTCGAATCCTTCCTTGGCGTCCTTGGCTCCCGTGCCGACATGGACTTCCTTGGGGTCGTTCAGGATGCCCGAGCCGCACACGTACAGTGCCGGACGGTCAGCCGCGCCCTCGGAAATCCGGTACGGTGCCCGCACGCTGTCAATGGTTGGCGCAGTGATCTTGACGTCAATCTCGCCCTCTTTGTCGGTGAGGGAGACCTCGATCTTGCCTCCGTTGTCGATCCACCACTGCGGGGCGATGATGTACCCATCAGCCCCGGTCACCACGTACTGACCAGCACCAGCCTTGTAGGGGAACGGCTCGATGCCTGGAACGGGGGCAGGGTTGTTCACGGACAGGATGGAGTGCTTGGTCTGGACCGTGAACTCCTGCACCTCGCGGGGGTTCACCTGATACACACTGTCCGCACGCCAGAGCACGGCGTCGTCGGTACTTACCGCCTTGGACTGCTTGTTGACCACGGCCACCTGCTTGTACTTGTCCCGGCGTTCGGAGTCGCGGCTGAGCTTGGCAAAGTTGCCAGTCGGAGCGGACAGGGCCGTGACGCGGGGAGCAAGCTTCAGCTGGGAGTTTAGGAGCGATATGTCCTGCCGGGTGATCGCGCAGTATTCGTTCAGCATGGCCCAGACGTTGGCTGTGAAGCCTGAGACAAAGCCGAACACCTTGGTCGTGGGGGAGAACACCTTCTGGGTGGCGGGCAGGTCCATCGGGTGACCTGCGTTGACGCTCAGGTAGGTGCCCCAGCGGAGCATTTCGCTCCCTGAGCCCCCCGCAGAGACGTGGGTGACACTGGTGAGGTAGGCCACTGCCGGGAGCGCGTAGGAGGCAACCGTGGCTGCGGAGGCGTAGCTCAGTGTGCCGGTCCCTGCAAGGTCATCGGTGTGGACGGTCAGCTTGCCCACCACAGCCGTGGAGGACACCCGCTCGATGGAGAAGGACACCCGGTATTCAGCGTTGGCAGCCACCGTCGTGGAGGCTATCGGCACACCACCCAGACTCGCGGTGATCACTCCCGCTGACGTAGCCGAAATCGTGAGGACCGTGGGAACCTTCTTGGAGTCGATCAGGTTCCAGTTGACCGTGGCCGTCCGGCCCGTACCCCGCACGCCGAGACCAATGGAGGCCACCAGCTTGCGGTTCTTGGGGACACTGACCGGGACGGACACAGCGGCGGGCAGTTTGGCATCGTGCAGGGCCGTGGTTCCGGTGACGGCGGTGCCCATGCTGCGGACTGAGCGGTTATTTAGCACAACCGTGCCAGTGGTTCCGCCTACCAGCGTCTCGTAGAACCTAGCGGTTGTATCGAAACCGTAGGAGTCTGTGTGACCGAAGCCCGAGGCGTAGGCAACAGCGTCACCGGGAACCTTGTCGTAGAACAGTCCGCACTGCTGGGTCCAGTAATCAATCGCGCGTGCGGCTGTCCAGGTGGAGGCTGTCGCGTCGATGAACGGGAACAGGTGCCGGTCAACGTTCAGCAGCGTCAGGGCCGTGTCCTGCGAGATGGCGGCAACGTCCGAGCCCTCGGGCAGGGACAGCCGGACAACCTCACCCTCATAGGTGCCCACAGTGCCATGGGTGAGCACGTTGGTTTCGCCCAGCACAAACTCAGGGTTCTGGCCCTTGATGTACCCCGCCGAGACGGACGGCGCAGCACCGGAACCCTCAGCTGCGTTCAGCGGTACGGCTGATGTGCTCACGTTGAAGGACACCAGCTTGCCCAGCGGCGCGGTTCCCAGTTCGGCAGGCGGGGCCGCGTAGCCCAGCTCGGAGTACAGGACACCTTCCCCGCCAAGGTAGGAGGTGAAGTGCGGGTGGTAGGCAAGGGTGGAGAAGAGCCAGCCCTGTCCATAGCTCTTTGAGCGGATCGTGATAGCCAGATGCGATGTGAGCGTGCCTGACCCGGACAGGGCCGAGTAAATGCCGAGCACGGACGTGAGAGCGCCCGAGGATGACAGCCCGGAGGTAATGCGGTGCAGGTTGGCCGTCAAGGTGCCTGAACTTGAAAAACTAGAGTTTATTCGGTGGACAAGCGAGGTGAGCGTGCCGGAGCCCGAAAGGTTGGAGCTGATGTTCCGCTGCAGTGCCGATGTGAGCGTGCCGGAACCGCTGAGCGTACCGGCAATGGGGGAGCGGGTTTCGGTGGAAGTGGAGGCGTCCGCCGTACCTGTCCAAGCGTAGGTGAACCCGCTCTGGACCTTGGCACCGTCGAAGTAGGCTCCGAGGGAGGCGGATTCTTCCGCGAGGATGGCATCCCAGTAGACATCTCCGCCTCCACTGGAAGCACCGTTGTAGAGACGGAAGAATATTTGACTGGTGTTCGCAGGGACTGTGAAAGTGGCGGAGAGGCGGTAGGTGCCAGCTGCGTTGGGGGCCTGATTAGTCGGAAACTCGGTGTAGACGTTGCTGGTGTCCATATGGAACACCACGAGTTTCAGTGCACGTGCGTGCAAAGTGGTTGTCAGAGGTGCCGTGAGTGTGACGTAGCCCGAAACAGTGTAGGTGTGCCCACTGGTCAGGCCGGGGTAGAGGTTTGTGCCGCCATCTTCGGTGGAGGCAAAGCTGTCATTGCTGGCACCACTGGCCGTGATCTGGAGGCTTTTGGCTCCAGCAATGACGCCTGTTGTGGTGGACGTTCCCTGAGAAACATTCAAGCCTCCGGGGAGAGTTGCCTCCAGCGAGGGAGTCTTGAAGAGGTTAGTGCGCACTGCCACCGGAGTTGCCTTCCTTGAATATGACTGTGACGGGGCATGATTACCCCGCCACGACTAGCTCAGGAAGGGCTTAGGACTGAGAAAATGTGAACGTGACCGTGACGGTATCCTGCGTGGCAAAGGTCACCGAAGCCACGGTGTTGCCGTCACCATAGATACCATTCGTGGCAGCTGAGAATACCCCTGTACCCACGACGGTGCAGGCAGGAACATCGAACGTGGCTGAAGCGGTGATGACACCGTTGGACGGAGCAGCCCAAGTCAGCGCCTTGCGAGCGTAAGCGGGAGAGCCGCCAGTGACTTCGGTACCCTGTGCGTTGGAACCACCGGAAGTGTTGGATGCTGGCATTGTTGCTGCCGTACCCGCTGCCCCGGTATCGGTGTACGTCAAGGTTGATCCGGACGTGATTGTGGCCACGAGTACGTTCTCAGCACCTACCGCTGTGCCACGGTAAAGCTTGTAGCCTTGAGCGCCGCCGATAAGGGACCAGTTGATGATCTGTGTCCCGTTCACAGCAATGGCAGCGGACACTTCATTGGAACCAAGCGTCTCACCCTGAGCGTTGGTGGCCGTCGCTTTCCAGTAGTAGGTGGCAGCTGCAAAAGTACCGCCCGTTGTGGCCGTCGTCCCAAGGGTGATTGTAGGTGCCACCAAGGCAGTTCCCGGAGCAGTGGTGAACAGAGCACCGTAGAGGTTGTCCGCTGCGTACTTACTCGCCAGGGAGTTCTTCTCGGCGGTGGTCTGAATAGCCATTTATTTTCTCCTGAACTTATTCAACCTCTACGAGGTCAATGGATAGCCCAATTCTATCAAACCTCTTTGTTACGATACTTCCGCCTAGAACACTAGTAAATGACACGGCCCCAACACCCAGACCCGGCTTGCGGATATTCTCGCCGGACACAGTGGACAAATTGATATGGTCCAAAGTAAGGGTGGAATTTGCAGGAACATTCAGCTGCAATTTGATTGCGGAATAGGTGTTGGCAATTCCGTCAGCGGCGGAAATGATTGTCATCTCAGCTGGGGCGCTTCCGGGGGTATAAGACACAGGGGTAGTCCACACACCTGTGGCAGCAGTCAGCAGGGATACGGTCACGGCCCCTGTTCCCGTAGCTGTGCCCCAGAGGTGGAGGTAGGCAGGCTGGCCGGGAACCGTCGCCACGATCTGGGAGATGCCAGCAGCCGGGAACTGGGTAATGTTCGTAAACGTGACCACTAACCCCGCTAATGCTCCTGATCCTGCGCTTACAGTAGGCGAGCACCACGAGCCAGCCACGTAGGCCAGCATGTAGGAGGACGCCCAGCGGGTAGGCAGGAGGTTGCCAGCAGTGTAGTTGAAGTCGTTCAGGTAGTATGGCCCCTTGCCATAGACACCGTTGTAGATGTCCACAAGGTTCTGCAGATCGGCGGTGCCACCCTTGTACTGGAGCTTGTAGTTCCTGAACGGTGTGGGGGCGTTGTAGACGTGACGGCCACCGGAGAGCAGAGTGGTGGTTTCCGCGTCCCTGCCGGTGTCCCACGCCATGTCCGCTTCCGGGTACGGGATCGGCAGCATCTTTCCGATAGGGCCAAAAAGCATGGTCTTGACGGTCATGAGCGGTGTCCTTCAGCAGCAAGTTGCCGGTTTCCGGCATTGGCGGATTCTGCAATGGTGCGGTTCTCGGTGAACAGCTTGATGTCCTGCCGCATCTCGGCCATGGCCGCGAGGGTGGCAGCACCGAGTTCCACCACAGCCTGAGAGGCTGAGCCGCCTCCACTGCGGGCACCACTGACTGAGCCACCCATGTTGAACTTGGGCAGGCTCATGGTCCGCACGGCTTCCATGAAGTCCGGGCCGTAGTAGTCCACGGCTTCCTGCGGCTGGATGAACTCGCGCGAGCGGATTTTGATGAGCCCCTTGCCATCCACCTGAGCCATCATATTGTCAGCGCGGGGGTTCGAGGGAGCTGTGCCGGGAACCATGCCGCCACTGGCAAAGCCACGCACCATGCCACCCGTGTACATGCCGCCCGGAGGGGGCGCGAACGTGCCGGGGCGGAAAGCTGTCATCGACGGGTCATCGGGGGAGCCACCACCGGCAATCTGCGTCTTGATGCTGCGCAACTGGGTTTCGAGGTACGCCGTGTTCAGCGATACCGGAATGACCGCACCCTTCTTAGCCTCATCAATAGCCGAGTTGAGGGCATTGAAGGCGTCTTGGGCAGCCGTGGTGTCCGCTGTGACCGTCGTGGGAACAACCTGTGGCACCTTGTCAATGACACCGATGTAGCGTTCGAGCGAGCCCTGCAGGTTGCCCACGGCGGCGACGTTGAACCCGATCTGGCCAACATCCTTCTGGTACTGGCCGGTCAGGTTTTTGGTGTAGGCGCGGACCTCATCGGTGCTGTGGCCGAGCGTGGCGTAGGCGGCAACCATGTCGATCATCTTGGTTTCCAGCCCGCGCAAAGCAGCACGGTTGGCAATGGCCGCGTCGGAGTAGCCGGTCAGTGCGCCGATGCCGTCCTGAATGGTCTGGGCTTCCTTGGAGGAGGCGTTGATTTCCTTCTGCTTGGCGGCAGCGTTGTCCAGCGCGGTCTGAGCCTGGTTCCCGTAGTCAGCAGCTCGGGCACCCTCGCCGTACTTCAGCGAGATACCCTGCTCGATCTTGGCCTTGTTGGCGGTGATGAGTTCCTTGTCGCGCTCATCGTTCAGCTGCTTGATCTTGGTCCGCAGGTCATCCACCTGCTTGATTTCATCCTCACGCTTCTTGGTGATCGCGTTCAAGGCAGAGTGGTACTCATCGGTGGCCGTGGTCAGCGCGTACTGCTGGTTGTAGGCGGACATGAGGGCGGTCTTGAGCCGGTTGCCGTAGTCAGTAGCAGCCTGAACGGCTTCGGAGATGCCGCTGGCGAAATCCTTGGCCGCTTCCTTAGCGGCAGTGCCAACACCCTTGGTTTTCGATGCAGCTAAGGCCGCTGCGTCCTGAATCTTTTTGAGTCCAGCGGAAATGTTGTCAAGAGGGGTGCTGTCGCTGGCTGCTGCCACTGCCGCCTGAACCGGGGCAACAGCTGTTGGGACACTGGCTCTGGGACCGCTGGGGAGTAGTGGGGCAGTTGTTCCCACAACACCCTTGAACATGGGCCGGATGTACTTGGCCAGCGTAGGAGCGCTGGATGCCACCTGATTGAATGCGGCCTGTGTGCTGGCCAGTACCGAGGCTGCGTAGGCTTGGAAGTTCCGCACGTTGGTTACGGCAGCATCCGTGTTGGCGTTCACCGGGGCCACGTAGGTGTGGTCCTCGATGGACTTCAGCAGCGACTTGATCTGGTCAGCCTTTTCCGAGGCAGGGTTGGTCAGCGCATCAATGACCACCATCTGGGACTCGCCAGTGATCTTGGACAGGTCCGTGACCAGCTGGTTGATCCCCTGCTCTGCGTGTGCCTGATCCATGCCGACAGTCAGTTCGGTCTTCAGGTTGCCGAATGTTGCCTGCACCTGTGCAGCGGTCTGGGTTGCAGCAGCCTGAACCTGAGCCGGGTTCGTCGTGACCGGCACACTGACCGGCTTGCTGCCCATGGCAGATGCGTAGAGCTCCTTGGCCTGATTCACGGAGGCGTCAATGGCTGCGGTGTTGGCCCCGAACTTGGTCCGCAGATCAGACATCAGCTTGTCTGAGAAATCGGCGTAGCCCTGAGCAGCCTGCTGGGCCGTCATCTGCTGAGAATCAAAGAGCTGCTTGTACTTGTCCCGAGCCTTGGCCAGCGTGTCTTCGACGTTGGCAATGTTGGTGCGGCCAGCATCATTGTTGACGTTGAAGGATTTGGACGCGCCAAGGCCCTCACCGATCTTGACCAGCGCGCCCTGCAAGGCGCTCTCGGCGTTGATGGTGCCGAACGCCTCATCGTTCAGGTCTTTGAGAGCCTTGGTCATTTTCTGAAGTGAGGTGGCATCCTCCTCTGCCGGAGTCTTTATTTCCCCGAGGGCAGCGCCAGCTTTGGGGGCTGCGGCGTCCACTGCCTTCAGTCCCTTGGCAGCTTCGACGTTGCTCTGGGCATACTCCTTGACGACGTTATTCAGGAACTGGAGGTCGGCCGACTTCTTACCGGGGATCGGGTTGGAGATGGCGTCATTGAGGTCTTTGAACCCATTGCCCTTGGCTACCGTATCCATCTCGGCCTTAAAGGCTTTCATGCCCTCCTCGCCCTTGGAGATGGAGCCAACCACCTTGTCAAAGGCCACCCCGGCACGGGCAGCAATCTGAGTGACGGTCTTATCTATATCGGAGAATCCCAGTGCGCCATCAAAAGCTGTGACCTTGCGGCTGTTCAGTTGTTCAGCTACGGCGCGTGTTCCGGTGTCCGCGCCCTGCTGCATGGCCGTGGCGATGGCCTTACCAGCGGCTTCAGCTTCGACACTGGCGTTCATGAAGTGGCCGATCAGAAGGGCCAAGGCTCCCACTGCGATGCCGATGGGACCGCCTGCCATGCCAACCAGTGCTGAGCCGAAGCCCCGGATACCACTGGTGGTCCGTGCGTTGGTTGCCTCCAGGTTGTTTGATACTGTGGCCGTGGCCGCAAGCCGCTCGGAGGTAGTGGTGGTGGCAATCATCAGGGCGCGGGCAGCGCCCACCTGAGCCAGAAGCGCTTTGGACTGGGCATCGGTGGCACCCTTGGCCAGCAGCATGGTCTGAGCCAGTGTCTTCACGGTGCTGCCAAGTGACAGCCCCCCAGCCATGCCTCGGGAGGCAGCCTGCTGGAAGCCGATCAGGCCAGCCATCACAAAAGCCTGTGCGGCCTTGAAGCCAAGGAACAGGGCTGTGACGACGGAGATGCCCATGAGCATGTTGATGATCAGGCCGACAGCTGGAGCCTTCTTGACCAAGTTATCCAGCCAGATGGCCACGTTCTTCAGCGTGTCCACAAAGACGGAGACTACCTGCAAGCCGGGGCCACTGGTGGCGATGGTGTCCGCGAAGTTTTTCCAGGAGTTGGCCATTTCGGTGAGCTTGGCCGAGACGGTCTCGAAGGTCACCTTGGACATGGTGGAGAGCGCGGTGCCGTCCGTGAAGCCCTTGTTGGCGGCATCCATCGAGAGCTGCAGCGTGTCGTAGCCGACAGCCAACTTGGTCAGGGCGGATACGTCGCGGGAGGCGATGATCCCCAGCTTGTCGAACGTGGTGGTCAGCTCACCGTTTTTCAGCTGGGCACCGTTCAGCCCCTTGATGAGGTTGGTGAAGAACGTGGAGGAGTCGGTTTGCCAGAGCTTGGTGGCGGCATCTCCGGTGATCCCCATGAGCTTGCCGAACTCGACCATTTTGGGGGAGCCCTCAGCTGTGTCCCGGTTCAGCTGCCCGAACACGCGGGTCAGTGTGCCACGCGCCAGTTCAGGCTGGACACGCACTGAGGCGAGGGCTGCAGCGAGCCCTGTGACGTTGGAGGCAGACATCCCGGCAGCAGCACCCAGCGGGCCGATCTGGGAGAGCATGGAGGAGATTTCCGGGTCAGTGGCCACGGTCTTGGCACCAACGTAGGCAATGGAGGAACCCAGCCGCTCGAAGAAATCCGGGTACTTCTGAACGTCGGCGGTGAAGGAGGACTCCATGCGGCCAAAGAGGGTGGCCCCGGTGTCAGCGGAGATACCCGTGACAGCCACGAACTTGGCCGTGGTTTCGGTGAAGGTAACCAGCTGGTCGTTGGCCACGCCCATCTGGGAACCGAGCTGCGCAATGCGCGAGATTTCATCAAAGCCGATGGGGATGTCAGTGGCGAGGGACTTCAGGCCCTCTTTGAGAGTCTTCAGCCCGGTCTGGTCCAGCCCATCGGTCACACGCTGAACCTGGGCGAAGTCCTTCTGGTACGAGGCAGCCACAGCGGCAGTAGCCGCAGGGATCGCCATGAGCCCCGCTGCCAGCACACCGTAGGTGGCTCCCACGTCGTACATGAGGTAGCGGGAGTTGGAGAGGGAGTCATGCATGGCCAGCTGGGACTGCGTGACCTTCTCAGTGGACGCCGCAATCTTGTTATTGTCGGCAACACGCTTCTGCGAGACTGAGAAGCCACGTTCGGCAGCGAGGTTTGCGCCCTCGATGGCCTTGGTGGCCTGAGCTTCCTGATTGGCCTTACGGGCGAGGGTTTCCCCCACCTTGGCATCGGCCACGTTGCGGATACCGGCTGCGCGTGCTGCGGCAATATCGGCCTGAGCGGTTTCCTTGGTGGCGGCAGCGGCTGCACGCTGGGCGGCTACAAGGGCAGTGAATTGCATGGCAATTTCTTTGATGCTGCCATTACTGGCTTTGATAATTGCGTCAAGGCCAACCAGAGCCGTGCCAGTATCTTTTACTTCCTTGCGGAGGCCAACAAGTGCCGCCGACGCTTCCGCTGTCGAAATGTCAACTTTGGCGTCAAATGCACCGGCCACAATTCACCACCAATTCCCTAGAGTCTGACCCCATTCTATCAGTCGGTATTTCTCGGGAAACAAATACAGACCTATACACTAATGTTCCTTTGAGGGAACCATTGCGTATAGGTCTGTATCGGTATTACTGGTTCTGACTGGCCTTGCGTTTCAATTCCAACTCGTGCTCCCGCTGGTGTTCTTTGGCCGCTCTCTCGTAGTAAGCCCCTCGGGACGGCAACTCATCGAACCCGTCCTCGGGAACCGCGTAGACCACCTGTGAGACACCGGGCTTCTTGTCCTGGTCCTTGGTCTGAGACTCTTTGTGTTCACAGGCGTAGCAGGTGATGTCTTTGAGCTTGAACCCCACCGAGCTGTCCGTGGAGAATGCGTACCAGATCGGCACACCACAGGCGGGGCATTTCTCCTCCAGCAGTGTTGCCACGGCGTGGGCGAAGTTGTAGTCAGCAGGGTGGTGCTTGTGGGGATTGTCGGCCCCCCGCACAATCGCCGTGGGGGACCAGCCCCACTCCTTGGCTGTCAGAACCATCGAGACATACTGACGGTTCTGGGGCCAAGTCAGGGCTTCGGTAAAAAATCAACGTCCTGCTCAACCGCAATCTGGAAGAGGCGCTGGGCGAAGGTCAGGTTCACCACAAGGTCTTTGATCTTGTCGAACTCGGCCTCCAGGTACGTGTTGTTGATGACCGCAACATCCTCGGCCTTCCACACTCCGGTGTCCTCTGCCCCGTCGTGCTTGCGGACAACCTTGACAATGGCTGAGGCCACCATGTCGTTGTTGATCGACTCGTTGCGGGCCAGGTTCCGCTCATAGGTGGCAAGGTCATAATCCTCCTCGCCCTCCTCGGTCTGGGGGAAGTTCTTGCGGGCCGGGGGCTTGATCGCCTTTTTCCACTTGGCATCAATGAGCCGCCACTGGGCCGGAGCCAGCCCACGGACGTGGAAGGTCTTGACCGATTTCTGGAGTTCCCCCAGCAGCTCGACCACCTTGGCTTCGAGCACCTTGGCCGCAGCATCTGCCGCCTCGTAGCCGGGAGCCTCGGAGCCATCGCCTGCGTAGGGCTCATACTCCAACGTTCTGATGGAAGCCTCAACCTGCTGGCCCTTGATGAAAGCGTTCCTGATGTTCTCAGCCACGAACCGTGCCTTGGCCGCGTCGTTGGCGGCGAGGTTCACCTTGTGCCCGGTCAGGGCATCGGAGAACACGTCAACGCTGTCCTCGGGGTACGTGGCATCTGTGACAGCCGCGCGAGCGTCGAAGGTGGCTGGGGCTTTCAGTTCCTCGGCAATTGCTTCTGCCGGGTCAATAACAGTGTCCATGAATGGCTCCTAGAGTCCGTGGGTTTCGGGGGCTGAGATGAGGGGGACAGTGACTAGCTTGGTAGCGGGTTCGTCGTCAAGGATGATCTTGTGGCCATCCTCATCAATGCCAAACTCGATCACCGTGAGCAGGCCAGCGTCGATTGCCACTGTCTGGTGATACAGGAGGCGGGCGGGATTGAGTCCATTGGCCCTGAGCCAGTTCAGCAAGGGTGGGTGTTTTATCGGGTAGGCGTCCAGCTTGATGCGGCGGCTCATTGGGTTTCCCCCAGCTTATTGACGTGGACACGGGCGCGGCAGGCGCGGATACGTGCCTTGACGTTCTTGATGGCCCAACCCCAGCCCCCCTTGACTTCATCCCAGTTCCGCCCCAGATCAAAGAAGACCCAGAGGCCGAGCAGGTTCAGCAGGATGTCGAAGAGTTTGTCCCAATAGTCATTCATGTTTTGCTCCTAATAAGTATGGCCCTGTATCTGGGTAGATACAGGGCCAAGCTTATCAAACTACCTAGTAAGCACTAAGCTACACAAACCACGTTCGGATACGCCTCGCCCTGCGGCAGGAAGCCAACCTCCACGAGAATCGGAGCCCCAGCAGCGGATTCCACCGTCATCGGGTAGTCGTTCTTGAACCGGAGGGTGGATACCTTGTCGCCAGCGGCGACAGCCACGGATGCCTTCTTGCCGTAGCGGGTGACGATCCAGCCCTCAACGTAGGGAACCAGGAACAGGTTCACTGCCGTGGTGAAGATCGTGGTAAGGCTGCCCGTGGTGTTGGTTGCCGGAACAGTTGAAGCCGTACCCGCTGCACCGGTATCGGTGTACGAAGTGACGATGCCCAGAGTGGCGATAACCACGTTCTCAACGCCAGCAGCCGTGCCACGGTAAATCTTCGTGCCCGTAGCACCCGCAGGAGCCGCGCCGATGGTGAAGGAAACCGTGGAAGTCGTACCCGTAGTGATCTGCGAGATTTCATTGGAACCGACCGTCTCACCATTGGCGTTGGTGTACGTCGCCTTGTAGTAGTACGTGGCAGCTGCCAACGTACCGCCAGTGGTGGCGGTGGTCGGAGCTGACAGCACCGGAGCAGCCAGAGACGGCACCGAGATGTCGTCCTTGAAGAGGCTGATCTTGCCCTCGTAGTTCTTCAGGGTGGGGGTGTCAACGTTGCCCTCATCCTCGACGGTCTTGGACTTGTCCACGTCCGAGTCCTTGAAGCCGAGCGAGTAGCCCGTGGTCACAGCACCGGAGATGCGTGTGCCCGCAGTGATCTGGGCCGCGCTCGGTGAGGAGCCGGAAGTCAGACCTGCCAGTGGAATCCACCAGATGCCCGTGTTGGGGTTCACCATTTTGTGAGAAGTCATGTCAGGGGCTCCTTACGCCACTACGGTCTGGTTGAGGGCCATGAGTCCCTGGGGGTGGAATTTAGTGTTGAACTCGATCAGGTCGTTGTCAATGACATCCTTGGGGTAGTCAGAGATGAACTTGAAGCTGTCCACTTTCTGAGCAACAGCGACAACCGCGCTGTTGCTCAGGCCCGTGCGGCGGACAAGGTAGCCGGTCTTGCGGACGGTTCCGAAGAACGCAAACGCAATGGAGAACGGGGAAGTCGTGTCGGCCAGATCGCCTTCACGGAAGAACGTCAGGTCACCCTCGTAGTTGTAGCGCACGGGGTTTTCGACGTTGGCATCTTCGCAGATGGACTTCTTGTTGTTCGTGTCCGACTTGGTGGGGTTCAGCTTGTAGCCGGTCTCGATGGCACACGAGATGTTCGTGGCAGCAGAGAACAGTGCCGCCGAGGGGTTCAGGGGGTCATAAGTCGTTGCCTCGATCCAGTCAATGCGCGTGTTGGGGGACATCATTTTGCCCATTAGTTGCCGCCTTCCGTTGCGGGAGCTTCTGCTGCCTGATCTTCAGTCAGCGGTTCGTCAAGCTGAATTTCATCAGCCTTGTGTTTTGGTGCTCGGGTCAGGTGCTCCCCAAACAATTTGCGTTCTTTGCCCCGCTGGCGCTCGGTAATCTCAGCGTCATTGAGTTCCCTGAAGTCGGGGAAAGCAGTCAGGTAACTGCGCGGAATAGTCTGCACGAGTTTCGTCACCTCATGCACCGCTGTGACCATTTCACTTTCAGACATGCATAACTCCAATCCTTTATTCCAATTGTACCGGAATGAGGTATTAGGGGTTTATCAGGAATTTATAGGACTGGACCGCTGAGAAGCGCGTCGGTTGACCCATCGAGGAAATCTGGCCAACGCCTGCGAAAAAGGCTGGACGTATCTCGCCGGAGCCTGCCGGGACAAATCCGATGAGCTTTAGCCAGCCCAAGGAATGGACCTGCCGTGCGGCATTATCGTCCCCGGCAATTCCGTGTGTGGAAAACATCTGGAGGAAAGAATCATCTGCTGCCCCGGTAATTCCATTGACCTTGGGTGACGGATCAACCAGCCCCGTGAAATTCACCACAAGGTGTGGCTTGACCTTGCCAGTGGAGGTCAGCGGGATCGAGGTGCCATCAGGGACGTTGCCCTCGAAGATCAGGATGTTGGGGATGGTTTTGAGCAGGGAAATGATTTCTTCCTGCGTGGGGAACGGGTTGACGGTCATACGGTCTTGAACCCCCATCGGGTCAGTGTTTTGAGCATTTCGACCTGTCCGGCCATGAGGGCATTCATCGGGGTGACGGTCTTACCATTCACGTCACCGCCGTACTCCTGAATCAGGAAGTAGAACTCCTGATCCTTCAGCCAGCCAACACGGATGGAGATGGTGTTGCCGTGGCGGTCCACGGTAGAGTCCACGCTTTGGGTCATGTGAAAGGTCCAGTTACGGTTGTCCTTGCCCGGAGACAGCGAGGACTCAGTGGTAGCGATGATGTGTTTGACCATCTCCGCCCCGGCAATGCCCGCTTCCAGGGCCGCTTCCTGAGCGTCGGTCTTGACATTCTTCTCGGCCTGTACCAGTTGGGCGAACAGGCCATCGGTGATGTTCTTGTAGCCGGTCAGGCCAGCCATCAGGAGCCACCCTGCTTGTCGTCGTAGTCCGCGTGCAGGGTGTAGGCCCAGTCCTGTGTCGCGCCGAACCAGCCACGGACAAAGACCTTCTCGCCTTCCATCATGGGCATTTCGGCACAGACCAGAATGGTCACCATGTCGTTGGACTGCCAGCGCAGGTTTACGGGGGCCGGGACAGCCTCATTCAGGGCAGCACTGGTGGGGATCAGCAGCTGGGTCACCTGATTGTCCGTGTAGTCCGCGACGAAAGCAGTACGGCGTGGGCGGGCAATACGGTCAATGTTGGCCCGCCCAAGGTACAGCAGCTCTGTGACCTCGCCGTCGTAAAGGCCCGTTGCGGGGTTCCAGGTGCCCGCTGTGAGCTCCCGCGTGATCTGCACCCTCCCGGTCATGCTGGCGTTGATTCTAACGGCTTGGTGAGCCGCCCAGCCGCTCGGGAAGGTTGAGGTTCTTAGAACCACGGCACACCACCGGCAGGTCCGCCAGCGTTGATGTACTGGAAGTAATCGAAGGGGCTGATCGGGTCATCGAAGTTGACGATGGAGACTTGGAGACCGGCAGTTGCGTCGGCTTCCTCGCGGTCCAATTTGCCCTGTGCCCGGAAGTCAGCGGCCTGCAAGCGCAGGGCGTTGGTCACGGCAGGTCCATCGGTCTGCAGATTCTCTTTACGGATTTTCCCATCCACTAGTGATGCGTTAGTGGCAAAGGCCATCAAAGCGTCAGCGGCAGCCAATTTCAAGTAGCCGCCATTCATGGCGATAAAGCCACCAATGAAATCATCGGAAAAGTAATACTCTGCGGGAGCTGTGAGGTCCATTGGATCAGTGCGGAGCTGGGTGTCGGAAATGAGCAATCTGAGCTGCCCAACCGGACTGGTTGCATCAAGCGGAAACAGGTCAGTAGTCATAATAACCATTCTACCGTTTATCCGGCTAAGGCTATTTGACACAAAACGGCCCCGGTCGAATAGGGGAGCAACCTAAACGCCGGGACCGTTCCTAGCCAACCACCAGGAGGAGTAGTACCACAAAACAAGGATACCGCATTTTGAATTTTGCTATTTCAGTTAGGGAACTTAACCGGTCTTATTGGCCCCTGGGCGCGCCTTCGATCTGCGCCTTCAGTGCGGCGTTCTCCTGCAACAGCTGGGCATTCTGAGCGGTGAGTGTGGAGATGAGCGCGAGGATAGCGGCGGGGTCTACGTTCATGCTGTGATTCCAATCCCTGTGAGCGCTACGCGAATTGCGTCTACGGCGGTTTTCATGGCCTGCGCTTCTGCCTGTACATAGGTGGCTGAGGGCGCGGTGGGGGATGCAATCGCTGCGGCGCGGGTGACCGGCGCCGCACCGTAGAAGCCGATAGCGTTGGTGTTCTTCAACTCGATCAGCGTGGTCATGGTTTCGGAGCCGATAGCCGCGGCGTTGCCCTGCTGGAACTTGAAAGAGTTCGACGCTGACGCGATTGCGTTAGGGAACCACAGGCCCGGCGTGCCCGAGTACACGTAATGCGCTTCCTGCGTCCCACCCGAGACGACACTCGCCCTGATCTTGGAAGGGTTGGTGTTGCCGGATTGGAGGACAAATGAGCCGTCCACGGCATCGATGTAGCCGTTGAGGTTGTCCGCCGCAACATAGCTGGCCGTGCCGTCAACCCCGCCAAACGTGATTGCCGTCCCGGCGAGGGTTGCAGCTACTTGGAAGGTGTTGGCGGTCGGTGTCACAACATAGTAGGTGGTTCCGTTGGCGATCCCCGTCGTCCCGGTGATCGCGGAGAAGGTGAGCCTCTGACCCGCCGTGAGGCCGTGCGCGGTGACGTTGACCGTTGATCCCACAACAGTCAACGTGGCGGCCACCGATGGTCCCGCGAGGCCCCACTCGAAGAGTGCCCCGGACCCGCCGTAGTCGGCGCGGAGCGATACGAGTACACCGCCGTTCTGGGAGCCCTTCCGGAGTTCCATGACCTTTGCGCCTGAGAATGTGGAGCCGAGTATACCGATGGAATCCGAGCCTGAAGTGGTTTCAAGATTCATGCCGATACCGATGCCAGCGTTGGCTTTCACGCTGAACGTGAAACCCTGGGAGCCGTCATGATCTACACCGATCCCTGCGACTTCCGAGGTGGACCCGATACCGGAAAGCAGGTGGAATACACGGCCGCTCCCGGCGCTGGTGGCTAGTTCGATCATCGGGTTGGTGGCGGTCAGGTAATCCGTGTGGCCGAGCTTCAGATAAGTGGCATTAAGTGACGCTGCCTGCGCGGTAACAGGCAACTGGGCGTCCGTGATAGCCCCCGTGCTGGGAGGGCTCAGGGTGGAGCCTGATTGAAGGACTGAGCGGCTCATGCGAACACCGAACCTGTCACCACAAGATCAACGGCTGCTGCGGTTGCTGCGAAGGCGGCAATCATGTCACCGGGGCCGAACTCGGCTCCCTTGAACATTGTCAGTTCAAAGGTGTCGTTGGCGGCGAGCGGGTACACGTTCAGCACACGGTGGGTAGTGTCGCCAACCGTTCCGCCCTTTGGTACGAGGGACACTGAGACGTTGACCGTTGAAGCGGTCACGTTGCAGATGGAGGCGGTTGCAACGGTGGCTGAGGTGGCGGCAGGAACGGTGTAAACAGCAGCGTCAACGGTGCCGAGCTGTTGGGAAACAAGAATCTGTGGAGTCTGGCCGGACATGGGCTGGTCCTTTCAAAGAATGGGTGGATATATGGGGAAAGCCCCAGCGAGATACGCTCATCGCTGGGGCTTTCCATGGGGCCTAAGCTATTAGGCGAACGTGGACCAAGGCTCGGTGTAAGCAGTGGTACCGGTAGAGGCGTAGCTGTTCGATGCGAACCAGAAGCCGCCTCGCACTACGTGACGCACACGGTACTCCGCGTCATCGTTGCGGAGCGAGCCAGCCAGCGTCGGGACAGCCCCGCCGCCGAGGAACAGGCCACCAGCGTTGGACTGGCGGAACTCTGGTGCCTCGTGGTTGCGGAGGAAGTTCACCACAACACAGTCGCGGATACCATCGGAACCCTGGTAGGGAACCAAGTACCAGCTGGTGGCTGCGGTGGCCGACTTGTCGATCTGGGTCAGCCAGTCGTTGACAACCAGCACAACATCGGAGTTGGAGACCTGCGACTTGAACCGCTGCTGGCCCTTGCCTGCAACAGCCGGGTCACCGGAGACCGACTCAATCTCGGTGATCCTCAGGATGCGCTCGGCCCAGTCACGCATGGCGGACGGGACAACGAGTGCGAACTTGGGAACCGTGATGAAGTTGTTGTTCCACTTGCGCTGACGCACCGTGCGCTTGGCGTAAGCCAGCGAGTCGATGGAGAGCTGCTTGTTGTCAACGACGTTCAGGTTCGTCGCGTTGAACGTGTCCGGGTTGGCACCGGTAGCGGTCACAAGAACCTTGACAGCTTCGGTTTCCTCGGTGTTCTTGGCGTACTGGGCCATACGTCCGGGCAGCTGGGCAATGAAGTTCCAGTTGTCGTTGATGACATCTTCCCAAGAGAAGCCGATGCGAGCACCGGACTTGTAGATGGAAAGCGCCTTGGCGGACGTGGTGAAGCTGAACGCGGGGTACTCGGTCAGTTCAGGAACAACCGGGAGGGAGCCCGGAGCCGTGACGTGGCCACCGTTGTCAGCAAGGTCCTGGTCGTAGTCGAAGACCAGTTCCTTCTGGAACTTGGGCTTGAAGTCCTCGAAGATGTCCCGCTTGGCGAACTCGGTCCACGTAGTGGGGAGTGTCGCGTACTGAGCCTGGAGAGCAGCGGCGTTCACAAAAGCGAACGTCTGCGCCAAGTCAGAGCTGGAAATTGCTTCAGACAGCTGGCCGTCAACGACGGACTTGATGATGCCGCGTGCGCGAAAGTCACCGTGGAGAGCGTCACCGAAAATCTTGGCGGTCTCCTCGATGTGCTTGGGGAGTACAAGTTCCATAGTCATTTTCCTTACGCGCTAGCGACGGTCTGGCCGGGGTTGAGAATGCGGACGATGACAGGGGTTGCCGGAGCGGTGCTGGCCCGGAGAGCCACACCCCAGAGGAAGTTGCCAGTGGAGGCCGTGGTCAGTGTGCCATCGGCCTTGATGTAGACAGCCGAGCCGACAGTCGTTGAACCTGTGACGGTGACAATCCACGCACCCGTGGTCTTGACGGTCGCATAGCCAGCCTCGTTACCGATACCGCCAGTGGGCTGTGCAATTCCGGCAAAGACGTAATCCGGGTTGGTTACCGAACCTTCATCAGTCTGGGCAACAGCATTCAGGATGCCAATTCGGAGGGCAGTGCCCGACTTTACGCCGGTTGCGACGGGGAGGGAAAGCCCTTCCGCGTCTTTGAAAACTTCATTCTTTGCCATTATTGGCACCTTTCATCGCTAATACAAGAATACCGCATTGGCAATTCAGGAGAATTGCCGCGAAAAACTACTTGCCGTTTACTGCCTTGATTCCATAAAGGTTGTCAATAATCCCGGCAGTGGCTTCTTCCAGGCTCTTTGCGCTCTTTTCATCGTGGGCATAACCCTTGAAGGAATGGTCGGCTTCTTCGAGAATGGATTTCACCTTGGCGGCTTCGGCGTCAACGGTTTCCTTCAGGTCAGCGCCAGCCTCAACCAGAGCGAAAACCGAGGTGCGGGAAGCGGAGGGCAGCTTGGCCTCGGTCAGTGCCTTGTCGATCTCGGCAAAGGAAGCGGATTCCTTGACAACGGGCTTCTTTTTCTTGATCGGGTTACCAAAGCCGTCTTCACCCTCGGCCTTGTCCTCAGCGTCCGGCTTGCCATCCTCGGGGCCTTCGGCGTCGTCCTCCTTCTTGGAGTCCTTGACAGCAGGCTTTTTGGCCTCTGCCAGTGCAGCCGTGAGGGCTTCCAACATCTCAGTTTTGAGAGTCGCCAGAGCCTCAACAATTTCTTTCTCCATGAGAGATTCCTTTTCTTTTTGGGACTCTGCACCACTCTCGGGCGCAGAAACTTTTTCGGATTCGAGCAATTTCACAAAACCGCCACCGGCACCGGCCTCGGTCACCACATCAATGGAGTGGACCTTGGTGAATCGGGTGAGTGTTTTGGTGCCGGATGCCTCGGAAACTTCCCCCTCGGCGCGGATCGACATTCCGATCAATCCGCGCTCTGCGAGTTCCTTGACCATTTCCTGGTACTGGGGGAGGAAGGTGGCATTTGCATAAAGGTCTTTGCCGTCATACGTGGCACCCTCGGTCAAATACCCGGCAATATCCTGCACCCGGCGTTCCGGCTGGTTAAATTTGTCATCCTGCGTGGGGTGGTTCAGGAAAATCTTGGTGTTTTCCTTGAACAGCGGAGCACCTTCTTGCAGGGCTTCTTTGGGGTAATAGGCTGAGGAGCCTTTGCGGTCACCCTCAATTACCTTGATCTTCCATGTTTTGCCCGTCAGTTGAGCCGGTGCAAGCGCGCCCGCCTCAGTGATTTGCGTAATGGTCACAGGGAAACTCCAATCGTCTAAACCCAATCTTATCATTTAGGTATTTAGACGCTCAGAAATACAGACCTACTAAACAGGGTTTACAACCTGCTGCTCACTCAGCCAGCCCTGCGCGCGGTAATAAGCCTCGAAATGGCCGGGGACCACCAGCACGGAATCGTGGCCGAATAATGTCTGTCCACCGGCCTCCAAGGCAATGTCCGTGAGCTGGGAGCAATCCAGTCCGGGGTTACGCTCCAGCCACTTCACAACGAACCGGGGGATCGGCACACTGAACACCTTGGACGCGAGGAGGCAGATGATCGCGGGGACGTTGTACGGCCTGTCAACCATGGACCGGGCCTTCATCACGATGGCGTGTGCCTGATCGTCCGTCAGATCAAACCGAGAGACCTCCAGCGAGTGGAAGGTCTTGGGGTCGCGGAGTCGGACCAGCATCGGCTCAGCAGACACGCACTCGGTCTCGGAGACAAAGACCACGACGTGGCAAGCTGTGGAGTCGGTGGCCCACTCCACAGTCTTGCCCACCCAGTGTTCGGAGTGGCGAACCAGCCCGATCTGACCGGCCAGCATGGCCTAGCCCTTAGCCCCGGAGCGCGCGGCGTCTGTGGCGTCCTTGCGGTGCTGGTTGTCACCGTAGGACTTCATGCTGCTGTCTGGCTTCTTGGCCCCGCCCAAGGCCGTCTGGTCAGCTGTCTTCTGGGCTGCTGCCTTCTGCTCAGCAGCCTGCTCACCCGCGAGCGTGATGGACAGCAGCAGGTTCTTCATCTGGTCCTCAGTGGGCATCCCGTCATCGGTGTCGATGTCGAACGCCTTCAGGAGCAGTTCACGGATTTCCTTATCCGACATGACGTTCAGACCTGCAGCCTGCTGAATGGACTGAATCTGGCGGTAGACGGCTTCCATGGCAATCGGCGGGAAGATCACGTCGATGTCCGGGTAGCCGAGGTATTCCAGGACACCGGAGAGGAACCTCTTATGCTCATCCTGCCGCGCTTTCATGACCTTCTCGTTGGAGTCCGAAAGGGTCTCAGCCGAGGAGCGGTTGGCGTCCCCGGCATCAGCGGTCAGTTCGTTCAGGGGCACGTTCAGGCCAGCTGCGACGTAGCCAGCCAGCGGGAGCCCAGCCTTGAAGTCCACGGAGCCGCCCGTGCGGCCCACCGAGGACAGCGTGGCACCACCAGCGCCGACAAAGGTGCTTCCCACGCCGTTGGACTCGCCCGTGAACGGGTCTCGGGAGGGCTGTGCGGCCACCTTGGTGGCGACGGCTCCTGCACCCGTGCGGGTGGGGAGTGTGGCCTTGAAAGCGAACTGGGAGTACGCCTTGACCAGCGTGGCCTGATTCTCCAGGAACTCCTTGTGTGCCTTGGCCCAGAACATGACGGGCATGATGTCAGGCACGCCCCACTTCCAGCCGGTCTGCTTGTTGACCGCGTGGTGGGCGATGACGGAGTTGTAGTTCACCGGGTAGCCCCGGATCATGCGCGGGCGTCCGCTGGCCTGCATGTCGTAGTCGATGGCCGGGACGTACTCGATCACCATGGCGGAGGTCTCAGCCTCGGTGTCGGCACTGTTGACCACCCGGAGCCATTCACGACGGTAGAAGAAGATTTCCTCGTGGTTGTCCGGGTTCGAGACCGTGCCGGTGATCTGGATCAGGGGGAGCCGCATGAGCCCGCGCTTGGAATAGAACTTGTCCTTGGTGGCCAGCAGGAAGTAGTTGCCGTCCGTGCCAAGGCAGTCCTCCATCTCGGCGCACGCCTTGGGGGAGATGAGGTACTTCTGGGCATTGGGGGACTTGATGAACTTGTCTTTGAGGTCCAAGCCCTTGAAATCGACGCCGCTGCCCCAGATGTACGCCTTGCGGACGGACATGCCACGCTTGACCAGGGGGTTGATGACCAGCAGCGCACGGGTAGTGCGCGCGGTCTTCTTGATCGTGTACAGGGGAACCTCGGTCATGTCGAGGTCTTCACCCATCGGGTTCCAGCCCTGGTTGTCCAGAGCCAGCACCACGTCGGCCATGTTCTCCTGAAGGATTTCCATGCCGTTCACGAGAGCGGTGTTTTCCACCTTCAGCTCTTCGAGTTGCGCAGCTGTCTTTGCGTCCAACTCGGCTGAATTGCCGAATCCCCACTTAGCCATGAGTCTCCCTTGGTGAATTGATTACTACACAGTCTACCAAGAGTATGAAACTAGTAAGCAGGTCACATCGGGCTGATGATTGATTCCATTTCGCTGAACATTTCTGCCAGAGATATTTCGTATTCGTCGCCGGGGCGGAGCTTGCTCACCGGGTCCGTGGGGTCGATGGACAAATCCATTGCCGCGTAGGCTGCGGCGTCGGCAAAGTCAGGGGATTTTCCGGTTTTAGCCCGTATTTCCTCTTTGGACGCCACCTGCAAAACACTGCGGGAGTTCTTGAAGTGATATTCCAAATCCCCGAGTTCGTCAATCATGTCCCGGTCATCTTCATCAATATCAATTCCACCATTGAGCATTCTTTCCCGAATGGTGTCATACATTTCGGCGCGGGTATTCAGCCATTTGTCGGGATCGGAGGCATGGGCGTTGCCGATAATACCAATTGTCTCGAAACGGTTCTCGGATTTGTTGGCCACCATTTCATAAACACCGGCACCAATTCCCACGCCGTCAATGCGGACCTCATCAACACCTAATTCAAAGGCAATTTGCACAATTCGGGCCGCAGTTTCGGTCAAGGTGGTTTTATTCCACTTGTCCACAAACCTCAGGACACCATCCCGATAAACATAAACCACCGAATAGTCGCCACCCATGCGGGCAACGTCCACGCCAAGGCGCGGTTTGGACTCCTGCTTGATGGCCAGCTCGGTAACTCGGCCCATCGTCAGTGTGCCCTCGGGGAACAGCGCGTTGGTGCCGTCCATGGAGAACTCGCCCAGCACCTTTGAGCGGAAGCGTGGGGAATCCTCGCCCCATTTCTTCTTATGCAGCTCGATCCAGTCAAGGGTCACCAAACCACCTGAATGCTCCTCGGGGAAGTCCTCTCCCGTGATGTTGGGGGAGTCATAAGAGTTGATGGTGATCTTGTGCCATGACGGGTCATTAGTCTTCCAGATTTCCCCGAACGGAGTGTTCACGTCATCTGGATTCCCCACTACCAGCGCTGCATCGTACTTACCCGTCGTAATGGCCGCTACAGCGGTAAAGATTGTCTCTGGGATGCCACACCCTTCATCAAGGACGGCGAGGACGCCTTGGCGTCGATGTTGACCCTGGAATGCATGTTGGTTTGTGTTACTTGGCTTACGGCCCTTGGCGCGTTCGGAGTCATCATCCCCGCGCCAGTCGTGCTCCAGAGTGATGCGTCCCGGCAGGGGGGTCTTCCGCTGCTTCGCCTTGATGTGGTGATCGCGGAGGTAGCCCCAGATGATATCGAGCTGATCCTGCACTGGTGCAGATGAGACAGCAAGGGAGTCTACGTTCTTCCGTGTATCAACCCACCAAGCGATAATGACCGACGCGGTAAAAGATTTTCCTACGCCGTGCCCGGACTTTACAGCGACTCGCCTATATTTGAGCAATGCCTCGGCAATTTCTGCCTGTTTTGCCCAGAGATGATACCCAAGCTTGTCTTTAGCCCACAATTTGATATCCGTTTTATACCGCTCATTCAGCTCAGCCTGTTCCAATTCCTTGGATGCTTGCCGCATGGCATCGAGAATACTCATTAGGCGGGCAAATCCTGCTTCAGGCGGTAAAGAATTGTGTCAAATGCGGCTTGGTCTTCGTAAATTGCGTAGAATGCGCGCAAAAGGCCAATTACCACCGAATAGTGGGAATCCGTCATTGAATACAGCCGGGTCCGAATTGCGGCCCAATCGGGCTCATGGCCGTCATTCTCATAAAAGAGGTCAAGAATTTCAATTACATCCGGGGTATAAAGTGCTTCGCTCATGATTCTTGAACTTCCTGTGTCAGGACGCGCTGCGCCTCGGCGGTGAACAGTGTGGTCAGAACGCTGGGAGCCAGTTCGCCTTTGATGGCCTTGATGGTCTTGTGCTTCTCAAAGGCTGCTTCGATGTGCGTGCTCATGGCCGTGGCGAGGGCAAACACGGCTTGAAGAATCAGCTGGGTCTGGGCATTGGTGATCTGCACCAGCTTGTCCTGAGCGTCCCGCTTCATGTCCTTGTTGATGCCTTGGAGGGCTGCGAGTTCCTTCAACAGCTTGACCACAATCTCGTAGTCCTCGGCCCTGTCGGCGTATTTCAGTCGGTCATTGACCTTGGTGAGCAGGTTTTCGAGCCGGAGTTCCTGTAGAACGGCCATTTCCTCGGGGGACATAATTGTCCGGGAGTCTATGAACTCTTTCCAGGTGATGATGACCTGCTCGGGAATCACCCCTAGTTTGACCGATATTTCCTCGAACGTGAATCCTTTGACGCGCAAGGGGACAATCTGCGCCGTCAGGGCGTCCATTGTATTCGGGGAATCTTCCATGTCTGTAGTTTAGTACAGAGGCAATTCTGCATAGTAAAGCAAAGACCCCCAAGCGGCGGAAGTCGCTTGGGGGTCTCGCTGAGGTTATCGCCCTCCGGCAAGAGCCATCGATCCAGTCAAGCTGGAGCCTATGCTGCTCTTGTGGGGTGCTGGGACTCGAACCCAGCGAGCTCCTGCCCGGTTATCACACCGTATTCGCTCACCCCTTGGCCCCTGCGTCCGGCCTATACGTTTACCGGCATTAGGTTCTTCGGGGCTTTTCCCTGAGTTCCTACTTATCGGTCACTCAGGTAGTGAAGCCAGCAGGATTCGAACCTGCGAGTTTCCTAACGCTTACACCAAGTCACATAGAGGGATATCGCCCTCAGTCCCTGCGCGGTCGTTAGGTGCGTGATGCCCCTCGCCTCAGCTTCTACTATTCAGTTGTATGACCGCTAACGCCTGTTCCCCTCGGGGGTCGATTGCGCGGTCATCCTCAGATCGAACGTCTGAGAATCCTTTACTACGTCGGCTTGCAGGATTTGAACCTGTATCTCTCCCCCGCTGGGAAGTGTTCTGAACCCGTCCAGCAATTCTCAGACCAGTCCCCGTGCACGGGCGTCCTTTGATATGTAAGGCTACTCCAGATTGAACTATCAGCCGTTGTTGATTGTTTGTTGAAACTAAGCCGCTACTGATTCCTCGGTTGTTTCCGTGGAGAGCCAGTAGTTGGCCCAGATGGTGGCCGCCGCCTGGATGGCATCTGCTCGGGTTGAAAAGTACTCTCCCTTGTCTCGCCTCACTGTGTGCTCTCCTTGTATGTGTTTGTTGGTATGAGAAGAACTTACAGCACAGATATACAGGGGGTCAAGGGGCTATTGACTACGGATTTAGAATTGGCCCATGAGCAAGCCCAGAGCAGTCGCGTATGTCAGAGTCTCAAAAGAGCGGGACGGGGGCGTGTCCCCGGAAATCCAGCTGGACTCCATACAGGCACACTGCAAGCGTCTCGGCTACGACATCGTGGAGACACTGGAAGACCTTGACCTCTCGGGCCGGTTCTGGAAGCGCCGTCAAGTCGAGCAGGCCATTGCCATGATCGAAAACAAGCAGGCCGATGTGCTGGTGGTCTGGAAGATTTCACGGGTGAGTCGCAACCGGATGGACTGGGCGATTGCCGTTGACCGGGTGGAGAGCATTGGGGGTCGTCTGGAGTCGGCAACGGAGCCGATGGACACCACCACAAGCTCAGGCCGGTTCGCGCGCGGGATGCTGGCAGAGCTGGCCGTCTTTGAGTCGGAGCGGATCGGGGACACCTGGAAAGAAACCCACGCGCGCAGGATTCGGAACGGCCTGCCCCACAACGCGCCCAAACACTTCGGGTACACCTACACCAAGGAGGCCGGATATGCCCCTGACGCGCACGAGGGGGCTGTTCTGCGGCAGTTGTACGTCCGCTACGTCCAAGGGTCAAGCATGAACGAATTAGGCGCTTACGCGGCCTCTGAGGGCTTCGAGCCGGAGACCGGCTGGCGCAAGGGCACCATCAGGAGATTCTTGGATAAGGGCTTCGGAGCTGGCTACCTCTGGGTCAAGGGCGAACTCATCCGTGGGGCACACGAAGCAGTGGTCTCCGAGGCCGAATGGATGGCCTACCGGGTCCGCCGTGAGGAGCGCGGGAGCCGTCCACGGGCCGAGAACTCCCCCTATGCCTACTCCGGTCTCCTGAAATGCCACTGCGGGGGAGTCATGGGAGGCGGGAACAGCAGGCGCGGGGACAAAATCTACAAGCGGTACGTGTGCCTGCTGGCCGATCAGAAGGGTACACACCCCTACAACACCATCTCGGAGCCGTACGTGGAGGCAGCAGTGCTCGCGTGGCTGGAATCGGTGGCTGCTGATCTGGACGCAGCTGCATCGACGGTCAAGGCTGAGCCGGTAAGTGTCAACATCCGGGCCAAGTCCTTACAGATCAAGGCCGATCTGGTCAAGACCAACAACCGGCTGGACGCTCTGACGATCAAGAACCTTGACGGCGAGGTCTCCAATGAGGTCTACACCCGGCTCAAAGCCAAACTGGAGGCTGACAAGGCCGCTCTGGAGTCCCGGCAGCGACTTGTGGAGGTCAACGCCACGGTTCGGCCCCAGGTGATCGTTCCGGCCCTTTTGGCAGGCTGGGCGGACGCCCCGGCCCGTGTGAAGCGCGAAACCCTGCGTGCTCTGGGCGTTTCCATCCACCTGAGTGACTGGGAAAACGGCGTAAAGACGGGGAAACGGACCATTACGGTGCTCGATCCTTGGGTGTAGTCAGTTAGGGCGCTCTCACGTCCGTTGCTGCTCCCTAACTCACTACGGTTTTATAACACTCTATAACGCCGTATAACAGATTTTTTATACCGAAATCTAGGGGATTCTAGCGTTTTCCTAGACTTTTTGGGCAAAAGAAAACCCCCGCTAGTAGCGCTCCTTGACGGGCTTTCTAACGGGGGCATTCTCACCTTGCACGGTTGCTCAAGGACTGGCCAGAACTTGAGCTACCTCAACCTACCACGTACTTCACGGCAAAAGAAAGCCCCCTGTTAGCGCAGGGGGCTTTCTCTGGGGGTAGTGCGTTCCTTTTTCGCCGGAATGCTCCGAGTCTATCTCAAAAGAAAACCAGCCCCTTACTCGTGCGGTGAGTAGAGGGGGCTGGTGTATGTCAAAAGTATACCATTATCGGTATGATTTTGACACTATTCGGCTTCCAGGTAGTGCTCTGGCATCCGGGAGAGGTAGATTCCGCTGTGTTTTCGGAGGAAATCGCGGGTGAAGTGGTCCGGGAGGACCAGATACTCACGTTGGGTGAACTCAGGGACAATCATGATGGTTCCACACTCGCCCAGCGTCATCCGATGCCATGCTGTGCTGGCTCTGACCCGCTCGCTGAGGGCAAAAGTCAGCTCTTCTGCGTACCAGAGCCGTTCACCACGCCTCGAATAGCGTGGTTTGAGGTCCGTGCGGTGGCCGGTGGCATCTCGTGGATGTCCACCGGCATCAACCAGCACCGGACTATGGCCCTTCTTAAGCCGCTTCATGCTCCAATTTTACCGGGATTTCGGCCTCAATAACAGCTTTTAGAGCCTCATTATCGAGGTCTTCCAGGTCTTTTATGGTGAGCGCTTTGTGGATTGGCACCCGTTTCAGGGCTTCAAGGAACTGCAGCTGGTTGATGGTCAGCGTAAATTCCATGGCAAATCCTCCCTGAGTGTGCCAGCATCGATTTTCCAGAGCAATTCCCAGCCCTTGGTGTCAATCCATCGGTAGGCCATGCAGGGCACGTCCAGCTCATTGGACTGGAGCCGGAACAGGACAGCCTTTTTGGCATCCCCGAGGGTCAGGTGTGGCTTATTCTTGGGATTCCTGCCCGGAATGATCGTCATGTACGGGGCATCCGTGGGGGCGCTCATGCTACTACCTCGATCAACTCTGCCGTGATGGCATGTTCAATCACCGTGGCCTGATGGGTTCGGAACTTATTCTGATTGGACTGCTTATTACTGTCGGCGGACTCCCAACCACAAATGCAGGCCACCTTTACATCGTCCTTGGTGAAGATCGGACGTGGATGCTTGCCCAACTGCTTCTTGATGAGGGCACGCATGGTAAAGTCAGGCTTCTGACCATCAGGCGCGTGCCAGCTTGATGTGCTCATGCGGACACCAGCATCCTGAGAGATGCGTCAAGTTCAGCCTTTTCGCCTGCCCGGATGGTGGTAATGACATCGCCTCGGAAGGTCAGCACCCAATACTTATCGTGCTCCAGTGTTATTTCCACGCCATCTGCGAGATACGCAGTCCCATCTGGGAACACCCAGAGCCCCGTGTGGCCCATTTCATCAATCATGAGGCACCGGGTTCCGTCAGGCACTGACTTGGAGCGGTCTCGTGGGTCTACGTTCTTCATGCTGAGACCTTGGCTTTCGTGTGCTTGGAGTGGAGCGGCCTTTCATTGCCGTACCAGAGGACCGGGTGCTCCAGCTGGATGTACTTGGGGAGGTACGGGCGGGCCAGTTCCTTGGCGATGGTGACGTGGGGGTTGAAGCCGAACGTGGAGGGGCTGGTGATCCCGTACATTTCCAGTTCCCGCTCGATCCACTCCTGCTCAACGCGCAGGACATCGGATTCAAGGGTCAGGACCGGGGTTCTGCCCTCCTTGCCGAACAGTGCGGTGCCGGTGACCCTGCAGGCCCCAGGATCAAGCCCTTCCCACCTCAGCACCTCCTCGATGTCCTTCCGGTTGAACATCGTGGTGTCCGTGTTGCCGAGGAACAGGGCCGTGGCGTGCAGCTCGGGATCGGTACTTCCGAGGAACCATGCTGGCCAGACGATGGCGATTCCTGTGCTGTTGCCGCCCATCACATGACCTTCCATTGGCGGGAAACAACAAGTGCGTCTTCTCCCCGGAGGAGCCAAAGTCTGCGGTCCTGCTCGGCCTGTGCGAGGGTGTTGCGACTGGCGTTCCCATAGGAATCCACACGATCTGGGATTCCCCCTTTGAGCGTTGGCCGGAGCACTGCAAACTCCTCGGGTCCGTGTAGGTCGCTCATTCTGTTCCTGCCTGAGCCTTGACGGCTGCCAGCAGGGCGGGCCGCTCATCGAGGGTGTTGTGCGTCTCGGGGGTGAAGTGCCCGTTCCGCTCGTGCTCGGTGAAGTGATGGGCGCACCAGAGGAGTTGGAGGGTCGAGTACAGGGACTCGGTGCGAACGTAGGCTGCTGACCCGCACTGGTCACAGCGGTCTGAGTGGCTCAGCCCACGGACTGGCTGGACCGGGGGAGTCCACACGGGTACGAGTGGCTTATTCATGGCCTTGGCGTGGGCCTCTGCTGCTGGGGTGCTCATGCTGTGACCTCTTTCAGTTCGTTGACTTGGGCGTTGGACTCGGACAGGATCAGGGTGTCCTGCTGGTCATCAGCCCGCACCCGCCAGAAGTTGACGTGGCCGTGGGTGAAGGTGATGAAGTGGGCTTCGACGGTGACAGCGGCCCCACCCCAGCGGTTGTAGGTGTAGGTGCGCAGCGGCTTGGAACCGACTGGAACCTCGGGCTCGTTTTCCTTGCCAAAGAAGGTCATGAATCTCTCCCGAAAATCGTTGCGTCCAGTTCCTGTGCCTGATGCCAGATCAAGCCTTGGTATCCGGGCGGGCGGGTGACTCCCGGAGTTTCGTTGCCGGTCCAGTACCCACAGCGGCAGGTGGTGCCCGAGGCTACCTGCATTCCGGTTGTCATCTGGTGTGACCTCAGCACCTCAGCCATCGTCTGCACTAGGTTGCTCATGCTGCCTCCATTTCGTTGTAGATGTCGGTGCAGCAGTCACACATGGCGGCTGTGGAACTGCAAGCGCGGGTGTCATGCTGGCTGCTGCAGCCGGGGCACATTTCGCTGAAGTACACGACTTCCTTGGAGAAGCCGAGCGATGTCTTGAACTCCCCAAGGTTTCGGAAGGGGAGCCAGTCGGCCCCGGCTCCCTCGCACACCATGACTTGTCCTTGCCTCTCCAGTGACCAGGTAGCGAGTGCCCCAAAATCTGAGAAGGTGTGCCGGTAGTAGCGGCCCTTGTCTACATACGGCGGGTCAATGTGCCATGTGGCCTCAATGTCGGGAGCGTCTGAGTAGGAGCCCTCTGTCATGGTCCAGCCCCTGATGCCATCAAGCTGGGAGGCGATACGCTCCTTGGCGCGGGGTGACCAGTTCAGTTGTGCCTTGTCCGTGCGTGCGGAGTAGGCCGTCCGTGATTTCTTGGGTGTGGCGCTACCCCGGTTGAGCCAGAAGCCCATGAGCCACTTGGCCTCCTCGGGGATGTCGTAGTTGTCCACTGAATCCCCCACTTCGGGCATATCCGGCAGGCCCAAGATTTCCTCGGGAGTGGTGGCGATGAGGTACTTCCAGAGCCCCGCGATGATGGGGTCTTTGTCGAACAAGCGTGCCGTCTTGACGCCGTAGAAGGTGGAGTACCCTGCCCCGCCCGCAAACGGCTCGATCACGGTCCCATAGGTTGGTGCGGGGTAGTTGCGCGATATGTTCCACTTTGAGCCATAGAACGGGAAAAATGGCCTCATGCTGCTACCAGCTCTCTATTCGACACACCGACAGGGGTGCTCTCGTGGGTGGCTGCCTTCCGGGCTGCCGGGATGTCGTTTAGAGCCCACATGTTGTACCCGGTCCAGAAGTCGATGACCTTGCCATGGGAGGTGATGACTACGATGGGGTAATCAACGGGCTCTGATTCCTTTGAGGTAATCAGGGCCTTGGCGTAGTCGAACGCGCGGCGGTCACTGGTGGCCGTGTAGTTGAAGTACGGGATGTGCAGGGCATCCAGGGTGGCCATCGTGGGGCATTCCTTGGCCTGCTTGGGGTAGTGCAGGGAGACCTCGTAGGCGGGATCAATGGGCAGAAAGCCCCCGTGACCCAGCTGGCGGGGGAGTGGCTGGTAGCGGTTCACCAGCAGACAGTCAGAGCACTCAGCGAACTCTCGCCGTCCGCTCATCTGAATACCACACCGGGTGCAGTCCTTGAACTCAGGCTCGGCATCGTCCCAGATACGGGCCAGAGTCAGGTTCCCGATCTTCACGCGCCCACCACCTTGGCGAGCTTCCACGGGTGGGCTGCAACTTCCGAGGCCTTGAAGAACCTGCCCGTTCCGAGAGATACCCACCAGCCATCTGCCCGGAGAGCCAGAGTATCCTGAGTGCCCTCAATGATCCGGGCGAAAACCAAGCTCCCTGCCTCGGTGGGCAGCTTGGGCTTGGGGCGGTCGATCAGATACATGCACTGGTCGCGGCCCGTGACAGTCACCAGTTGACCCCCTGTCGTGCGCCAGTCGCCGTGCCTGAATGTGTGCACTGTGGCCGTCCGGGTCAGCTGCAGGTCGTCATACTCCCATTCAACACGGATGGTGTCTCCGGCTTGGATGTCTGTGAGTTTGATGGGGTCGCTCATGGGGTTGCTCCTATGTCTGTGGATTGTGGGTGGCCGATGCGGGTCAGGGATTCAGCCAAGGTCTCGGAGGTCTCGTTGGGGAAGACGGTGCTTGCCAGGAAGATATCAGGGTCCGACTCGGCCAGCACGGCGTCGAACGTGGGGGTGAGGCTCATTTGCCGATCCGTCCCGTCGCTTCAAAGTGCCTGCGGAGGTCGTAGTCCCAAGGGCTGCCGAAGCCGCAGGCGCAGATGCAGGCACCAGCGGGAAAGGCCATGGCGGCGATGTAGTGGCGCTTCGGCTTGGGGGCGAACAGCCTGCGCAGGAGTGCGAAGTAGCTCACTTGGCTGCCTCCGCAATCAGGGCGATGATCTTGGTGGCGTCGGCCTTGAAGAAGATGACCTCTGCGTCAATACCTTGGACTTGCAGAGTCAGAATGTCGTCATCGCCATACAGGCCATTGATGACCTCGTAGGTGTCGCCCTGTGAGTCGGTGAAGCTGTTGATCGGGCCGAGGGCTGCTTCCAGTTTGTTGCTCACTTGGTGCTCCCCTCGAACAGGAACTTCTCGTGGAGTCCCAAGGTGGAACTCCACGAGAACGGGCTCGGGGGTGCTTCCCTCCGGGGGATACTGGACCATGCCAGTGCCGCGTCCAGAGCCACCTTGCGGTAGGCGAGGGTGGTGGGGCAATCCGGGGCGGTGGTGGGGTCTGACTGGTCACGGGGGTCTGACTGGTCACAGGCGTCCTCATCAAGCTCTGGCGCGCCCTCGTAGTAGCCGGTGCCAGCGGCCTGCCGGATGATCTTCACGATCTTCTCGGCGTCCGCAGCCCAGAAGCGTAGCCTTACATGCTCGCCCTCCGGCTCCCGTGTCAGTTCGAGCACGTCGTCGTAGAGGGTGGCGCTATAGAGTTCATCGGACCTGTCCTGGAATGTGTACTTGCTCATGCTCTGCTCCTTGGTAGGTGTGTATGCCTGTATGTACAGCCTACCTCAATACCAAGTTACAAGGTAGGGGTTAGCGCAACTGTTTCCGGGCAGCGCAAAGCCCTGCGGCCATCGGCACACAGGGGTGATTGCTTCGGAGTGGAGTGTTAGGACGCAGAAAGGCCCCTCGGCAGCGGCACCGTTCCATTCACGGTACTTGCGAGGGGCCTTCAGGTCGAACAGGTCGAACAGGTCAAAGAGTATGCGTGGCGACTGCTGATACCAGTCTACACGCGGGGAGGCCAACTCCACTGGCGGTCGCCGTCTCCCTCGGAGACCGAGGTGGCCCAGTAGGTGTCCGGCCCATCGAGGAAAACCTGTAGCTGTACCGATGTGGGCCAAGTGCGCACCACGATGGCGGGGTACTGCTCGCCTATGCCTGGAACGTTGCCGGGGATGTTGTTCTGCTGGCGGCGGGAGATGATGGCTCGCCGGTCCCCCTCAGCAATCCTGTAGAGCACGATGCGCCCAATGGTGGCGGTCTGCGCCTCTGTGATGCGTGCGGTCTGACTCATGGGAACTCCTTGGTAGGTATGTGGATACGCCCAGCCTAATACACATCGACAGAGGTGGGAAGGCCACTACGGGAAAATGTGAGTGCTGCTTTTTGGGAATCGGCTAAACCACACTAAAGTTCCCAAACTGATTCGGCCACTGCCGAAAAACCTCACCGCATCGGAGTATTTGCCAAGAGCGTGGCATAGCGCCTCCGCCGTCTCCTGTGAAAGTGATTTGGTCCGGCCCTGGAATCAGACTGAAGTCACAAAGTCAAGACTCAATCCCTTGCATATCCATGCGTCCACCCACATGGAATTACATAGTCCTATGGATGCATATGCATGAACATACGACACGCCGGAGCTACCACGCACTCGGGCGTGTCGCTGAATGTAATACGTACGGCATGGGGAGACTTGTTTCAAAACACCCTGGTTTCACAACTCACTATCTCTTTTTTGAGAGGAATTATGGAGTGACTTGAAATGCACCTGTCAACGAGTGTTTTTATATATATATTTTAGAGAATGACTGTCGTAAACGGCCCTTATAGTTACGTATCTCCGCCGTTCGTACATATAACCCCTAGCAACACGCCCGACTACGTGGCAAGGCCATATGATGCCCTGTAGTGCCCTGTATCGCTACCCTTCAGCCTGCCTGTAGGCCTGTCTCAGCACCTCCACATAGACCCATGGCAGGCAGGCCAGACAGTGCTATCCATGCCGTGCAATGGCCTATGGTGCTGCCTGCCTGTAGTGACCTCCAGTGTGGCGCTGTACGCTCTCCCATGCCGTGGCCTGCCTGTCATGCCCTGCCATGCTGGCAAGCGCTCACAGTGGCAGGCAGGGCACTGCCAGGGGACACAAAAGCACCGGCCCACTATGGGACCGGTGCTATGTGGTGCTGTATGTAGTTAGGCTATCCGTTGACCTCCTCTTGCATGAACTTGGCAACACGTCGCCGCCGCGTGCTTGGGGCACACTCCAGGTTGAATTGAGAGGTGCCCTTGATCTGCCTACCGTGCTGCCATAAGCCATGGCCACGCTCATTAGTCCAGTAGTGCGTAGTCTCCGGCCCGTCAGGACCGTCAACAGTTTCGGACCATTGCCAGCCGCCGCCCACGCGTGTCTGAATCTTGCTAATCATGAGTTGACCTCCTTACCGTCAAGCGTGGCGTCAAGGGTGAGTAGAAACGGCCCGTTATAGCCGTCGCTACGGCCTGTAGGGGATGCCTCATATGCGTCGATAGCTTCAGACATGAGGAGGGTAACTAGGTCCGGCAAAACAGACGGGCCGTCCGCGTTAGTTTCGTCAAAATCAACTGTCAGTGTGATTACGTGCTTACTCATGATTCCTCATCTTCCACGATGAAACGGAGTATGCCTAGCATGTCGCTAACTGCCCAATCGGCCGTAACCCTGGGATCATTGGCATGAATCTCCCAATAGCTAAGCAAGCGCTCCGCTTCCTCTTTGAGCGTGACTACTGAAGCTAGGGTGTCCTGAGTCGTGCGAGTGTTCATGATTCCTCCAGTGTTTTACGCGCGTCAACTGCCTGTAGAGCTGCCAGCGCTGCAGCGGCCTCATTACGGTCCCTAGCGTCGATATCGGCATCTATGCGACTGCCGAACTCTGACACTGTGCCGTCTCCCCTAGCGGCGTGGTGAGCATTCAGAGCGTCACTGATGGCTTGGTCTACAGCCATCCAATTGGCATCATTGCGCGGCGTGGGGCAGCTTACCCGCACTTTGTCGCCGTTGTAAGTGGTGAGCATGTAGCCATCACCTTTGGGGAGCGTGTAGCCGTCCGCTTCAAAAACTGAGAAAAATGGGGGAGACCATACCCGTATAAATTCCCGCTTGTGGGTAACTGTGTAATCGTAATCAACTGTGATGCCGTAGACAGTCATGACTACTTCCTATCGTTGTTTGTGTGCCGACGTTTCAGCGATGCAATGAGGTTTGGAATTGCCACGCCTAGCACGATGAGGGCAATGGCCAGGATGTAGAACTGTGGAGGGTACATGGCCTATGCCTGCCCTTCATGGGCGCGCGTGTCTCCCCAACGGTCCACTTGCTTAGTGATGTAGGCCAGTGCTTCATCCTGCCCTTGAAAGCGCATCCAGCCGCCATGCTGCTGTACCGCGTAGTACCGGCCATCGTCGCGGCGTTCAACATGCCAGATGTATTGCTCGCGCGGTGGTGCTGAGTCGAGGTCATCTTCAGTCATGGTCCTAGCCCTTCAGTTCCCACGACACTACGCGGCCCGCTGGCGTGATGGTGAGCGTTGCTGGCACGTCTAGAGTGGCATTTACAGCAAAGTCATTTTCAAGGGCATACGCGGCCCCTGAGTTCGTTACCGTCTTGTAGGGTCCGTGGTCCGTGTTGAAAACGTAGGAAGGGTTACCTACGTTGCTTACGGGGCCGCGCTTGACGATGTAGACGATTACTGAAATCTCGTTGGTAGGTTTCACGGTGTGCCAGTCCTTAGTGTTTGTGATGGTTGCTATGTGTCTAGGGTTCCATACCGGCCCACCGCGTGTCAGGCAATGAGCCGGTAAAGCTATCTAGGCTGGCTGTACTAGCAGTTCGGCGGGGTCAATGTCAGGGTAGCGCTTACGTGCCTCTTTCCAGGCACTAGCTGCATCGTCATGAAACCCTACCCACCCGATCATTACGCGCCCGCCGAACTTGTTGTACTGGTTCATGTAGCGTGCTACCCACATTTTGAGCTCCCTTGCTAGTTGTTATGGGTACAGTCTACACACTCGTGCACGAGTGTCTACCCCGTAGGCAGAACTAGTTTGCCAGGTTGGCAGCTAGGCCATGAACGGGATACAAAACATGACCAGAGCGAACGTGACTATGGCGATATGGCGGAAGTTAGGCAGCATAGCGTCTAGACCCACCTAACGCGCTTGACGATATGAACGAAATAGTATCGGGTACGCAACTCAGCTAACAATGGCGCGTACTCTGTCCAAGTTGCGGGGCGCGTGTATTGGCTGTAATAGCCGCGCGTAACATGGGAGTGTTGCCCTTTGTGGGCATAGGCGAGTAGTTCGCCGGTTGCACCGTCAATATCTCCACTGAAGACGGCTACTATTTCCCCGTCCCGCTTATCAGCGCGGAATGCCACGCTGATAACGTGTGAGCTTGGATATTCTGCCATTGTTCTATTCCCCTTCAGTTTCAAGCGGCTTATAGGCAATTGCCCACCCTGCAGGCTCGCATTCGCAACCGGAGTCTTCAGTGCAATCAGTCGTGCCGTCATAATCGCATGACGCATATACTACTAGCGACACGTAGTAACCGGGAGTTCCCCTAATGTGACGTTCAAGGCCGCCGCCGATAAACTCGCTAGGATGCATCACCGGCCCGTTATAGCTGTATTGGCCGGTGAATCCCTTCAGCAATTCCCAGCCGGTAGGAAGGTAAAAGTCATCTTCCCCATTAGTCATGACGTTCAATTCCGCATCACAGTAGATATCGAGCCTGTCTGTTATGGTGCCATCTTCAGCAACCATAACAACATGATCAAATTGCATGATGTCATTCAAGTCTTTTGCCATTGCTCTATTCCCTTTCCTAAAAGTTTTCCGTGCGGACGCCGCCACGCGGGCCGAAAAATACGCGGGTCCCGTATTCTGGGAATTCCGTGCCGTCGCCATGACTCCACACGAGAAATTCAGAGTCACGTTGTACTGAGGGCGTCTTGGTTGTTTCCGTGGCTCCGTCAAGGTGGGTAATGTCTGCCCAGCCGTTATAGCGTGACTGTAGTTCATCCTTTACAGCCTGGAGGGATGAAAACAACTCAGTGTGCTCCGGAGCGCTTGACTGTGAATAGCTGCCGTATCCGCCATTCCATAATGCAAAATACATTAGTTTCCCTTCAGAAATTCAGTGAACCGGCAACAAATATTGCCAGGGTAATTCCAATTGCATAAACCCAATCAACAATGTTTGAGAGTTTGGCAGCTTTAGGGGAATTCCAGTAATCGCGCTTAGCTGCCCTGGATTGTGCACTAGTGCCAGCGGCCATGGGAGTCCCCCACATATTCCCGCGTTACCAATTCCAGGGGAGTCGCCGCGCTGTATTCCGTTATCCACTTGGTAATTGTGTCCAAGGAATAGCTTTTTATGTAGATCACTCCACACCGTGGGAGACGTGCACCATATTCAATCATGGCGGTTACTCCCCTTCAGCGTTGAAAAACGGTGCAAACACTATGCGGTCACGCCGGTCACGACGTTCGGAGTCTGTCAGCATGCCGAACCACAGTTCGGGGCTGTATCCCCATGCAGCGGCGATAGCTGCATCTTGGACCGTGATGATTGCCACGGGTGCCGGTGCGCCGTGCTTAACCAGCGTGTGATTCATCATTTTGAGTGCCTGCCTTAGTGGAGTAGTGGGAATACGTTGCCCTAAATCTGTCCTATGTAGCTCGGTACTGTCAAGCACTAATTTTATAGCTGTACAGGGCAACGGCCCTTTGTTTGCATACATATACACGCGCGCGTCCAGGGAGGACGCAGATCATTTTTTGGTTGAGCCTTCAATAGTCGGATGTCCGAGCATCCCCGGTTTTGATTGAACCTTCAAGTGGCCGGCCTCCAGGAGAAAATCCGCGCCGCGACAACGATCCGGGGAGGGGTAAAGAAACCCCTCGCGCAAAAAGCTGGGAAAATCTGGAGGGGAAAAATAAATCCATCGAATTGAATTACATGAATGTCGTTTGAGGGCTTGTAACTCTGTAATCGGCCATGCGAGACTACAGGCATAACGAACACACCTACTGGGGAGCAGGACATGACCAGCAACGTCGTCAGCATCAGCACGGGCCGTACCCGACGCACGGCCACCCGCAACATCAAAGACGTACAGACCGAGGTACAGCAGGCGATTTTGGGGCAGAGCAGCCTCTCAGACACCAATGTGGCTGAACATTCAGTCATCCTGAACGACCTGGACGCCCTCGCGGACGACATGCTCATCCGCAAACTGGCCCTGATTCACCGCCAGGAGGCCGACAGGCGCTCCTGGACCCTCGAAGAGGAGACCATGGCCGCTGAGATGGAATCCGCCGTGTATCTGGCCTTCCGTGCCGGTGTGCCGGAGGAAGCCATCTACGATCTGGACCACACACCCCTGTCAGATGCCCTCAACCGGGCCATTGCGAAAGTAGCAGCCACAGCATGAGTGAAGTAGCCGATTTCAAGACCCACTCCAACGACGCCCTGCTCAACGTTGACATGGCACACAAGGCCGTGGAGAAGATCAACGCCGAGATAGCTGAGGCTGTGGACGCTGCGACGGCCAAGATCAATGCCGAGTACACGCCTCTGGTGTTTGAGTCACAGAGTGTCCTGTACGAGGCCATGGCCAAGGCTGCGGCTGCAGGGTTCACCTACAGGCAGCTGAACGATGTCATGGACTGCGACGGCCACTAGGGGTACACCACCCTCGGTAAATCGCACGCAACCATGAAAAAGTCATTACTTACCTGCGAAACTCATCTAAATTGGCTCAAGATCAGCTAAAGTCGTTGCTTAGTTCCGGGCGCTGTGCAAATATGTAACTACAGACGCACCACACAAGGAGTACCCACACCACACGAGGAGCAGACTCAAGATGGCTAATTTTGTAGAGTTACACAACCAGTGGAGGGGGTTCGCTGCTGACAGGGCAAACGCACGAAAACAGATTGATGATGAACTGGCCGAGAACAACGCCAGGATCGAGGAGCTACGTCTCCGCAACGTGGAAATCAACACCACCATAGCCTCCGAGTTCACGGCTGAATGGAAACGCAAAAAGCTCGAACTACAGGAAGCTCGGGACCGAGCCGTGATGGAGGAGATGGCCAAGGGCAGATCAGCCCAAGCCATCCTCAGAGAACTCGGCTCACAGAACACCGTCTGGATTTACAAACTCCGGGCGAAACTCGTGGCCGAGGGCAGATTGCCCGAGACCCAGAATGAGAACTCGGCCCCCGTATCCAAGGCGAGGCTGAATGCCAAGCAGCAGCTCGATGACCAGATGGATGCCTCAGAGTACGAACACATCCAGTGGTTCGCTGGCACCGGCCCCGATCTGACCGGCTGGTACATCTCCGAGGATGAGCAGTTCGTCAAGCACCAGCGCCGAGGTGGCCGCTGGTTCATCGCAGGACCGCAGAACGAGTTCCTGAAGGGCGACAAGGGCTTCTATGACCTCATGGGCGAGGACGCCCTTGCCGATCACGTAGACAAGCTCCTGGACCTCATGGACAACAGTAAAAAGACCGCCTGACCCACCCCATAAACCGAGAAGCCCACCCGCATCCCCCATTGCGAGGTGGGTTTCTCTTTGCCCTTTTGCACCCTGTACACCGCCTTTGGGAAATAGTGCTTTACATACCCTCGTGGACGGGTGTACTGTCAGAACATAAGCACTCAACCACACAACAAGGAGCACATCATGAGCAGCGCACCAGCCATCACCATCACCAATGAGTTCGTCATCGACCACGCATCCCTCGGCTACGACGCCTACCACGACTGGGACTCCGAACAGCAGGCCGCATTCCTCGCCGCATTCGCCACCGAACTCCGCAACGCCATGCGCTTCGACGGCATCATGCAGGTCCACTACATCAACGAGGCACTCCGCAAAGACCACCGCGACCTCGCCGCCGTCCGCTGGCTCAACGACCAGCTCACCGACTACCTGCAGGAAGGCTAAGGCCATGAGCAAACAACTGACCACCTGGGCCGGAGACCACCCCGAGGAAGCAGAAGCCCAGCTGGCCAAGGCACACATCGAAATCGCCCCACTCCTCCGCTGCATCAACGAGGACATCCACGAGTTCGAGAGTGGTGTGTGCCTGATCTGCGAGGCCGAGGATGAGGACTACGAGCCCACCGATGCACAGATTCCAGGCACTTACGAAATCGGGAAGGCAGTAGCAGCATGAGCGCTTGCCAGAACTGTGGACACCCCGCGTCCCATCACGAAGAGGCCGCGTGCTGGACCAAAGGCGACGGCAAGGAATGCGCCGACTGGGCGGACATGGCGTGCTTTTGCCCCGAATACATGCTGAGCAAGACCATGGCCGAAGTGATACGCGAGGAACTGCGCAAGGGTAGCTACCAGATGCCCGGCGACACGCTCCCGTACGAGACGCAGGCCAACGCGATTGCTGCCCACCTCACGGCTGCGGGGTTTGGGTTGGTGGCCGACGCGTTCGAGGAGGGCGTATTTGCCTGCGTCACTGCCGTTGCTACCGACGTAGCGCCCATCAACCCCTACCGTGCCACTGGGTAAATCCTGCGCAAAACCTGCGCTACTAACCGGTAGGCACAGGATTACCGTCACATGTCCATATATCTCACAGTTCATCTATCTATTTGAAGAAAGGTCTCATACGATGCTCACACAGCAGTTGGTTGAAGCTCTTACAACAGAGCGAAAACGACAGGGTCTCACCCAGAAACAGGTTGCTGAGCGGATGGGAGCACACCCCCATTTCGTGCAAATCTTTGAATATCAGAAACGGGAGCCAAAGTTAACAACAATCGAGCGTTATGCCAAGGCGCTTGGGGTAATTTTGGAGTTCTCCTTCAGCAATCAGTAGTGGGGACATACATAAATGGGCCGTTTCAGCGTAGGTCAGTCAGTCTGGATTTCACCGGGTCTCAGCGGTGAATATGTCATCGAGGATGAGGCAATCATCGTGGATGACCTGGAGGATGGCTACATTGTCCTTCAGGAATCGGAGCTGATGCCATCTCATGGCATGGGGCATTTCGTACAGGACAGAGAAGTCTTGACGTGGTGACCTGACAGCCTGCGGAGAGGGGCCGGGTGCTTAGGCATTCGGCCCTTTTTCATGCCCAAAAGCCCTTGTCCAAGAGTGTGTATAGCTGTAGTCTGTTGGTTACAGATACAGCCATACAGACCCGAGGGGGAGCAATGAGTGTTGATCTAGAAGTTGGGCTCGATTGGGAGCTGCTGACCAGTGAAATGGAAGCGCCACACTGCGAGTCACCGCACCATGTACGATTCCAAGGCGACTCCCACGATGATGGCCCCGCCACCCACTACATGCTGATCGGCCATGGCTGTTATGGCCCTGTCGGGCAGGTGATCCCAGTCTGTGTCTCCTACGTCGCCCACTGGACCAGAGACCAAAGGATAGTTTTCTGCTCTCACTGTGGCCTCATTCTAGGCAAAGAGGAATTGAACAAAGTCCTCGGCCCCATCAACGCATAACCACCACACACTAAGGAGCACACAATGAGCGCAACCAAGAAACGTGATCGTGTTATCGGACGCCTTTACTGGGACCCCACACACCCGTCCCCATGGATGACTTTCGCCCACAAGACGGACTACCAGAAGTGGGCCACCGCAGTCCGTAAGGCCCGTCCCGGCACCAAGACGGAGTGGGACTACATCGACCTCTGCTGGACTGCGGACGCCATGCTCAAGAGCATCCAGTGGGATGCAAAGGAGGGACAGTCATGAGCAACCACAACCCCATCGAAATCACCGGGAACATCATCGTCCACCACCCCAGCAAGAAGCAGGCCGAGGTCATCATCATCATCTTCGTGCCCTCCAAGGACTTTGGCAGTTCTTGGAGCACCGAGCTGCCCATAGCGGCATGAGCGCCATCTTCGATCTGGCCAGCAGGCAGTGGGCCGACATGCGCTCCGAGTACGAACGGTACGTGGAGGCTGCCTACAACAAGGCTCTGGAAGCCACAGGGGGAGTGCTGGTCAACGCCGAGGGCAGGGCCAAGCACATTGACGGCTATGACCTGTTCAGTGGCCCTGCTATCCGCGCGTACCGCTACGCCAGTGAGGAACTGACCGACTACTGGGGACACAATCCGAGGATGACCATGCTCTACTTTGAGCAGCAATGGGTGGACGGCCACCTGGAGGTGGCAGCGTAATGCTGGATAAGTGGATTCCGCGCCCGGATCAAGCTGCTGCCATCGCAGATGTCTTGGAAGACAAGCGTCACCTCTGCCGAGCGGAACGCGGTGCGGGCAAGACCTTGATCGGTGTTGAAGCCGTCCTCCAGAGCGGTGCAGCAGTGGCCCTGATTGTAGGGCCTCTCAACACCCGATCAGGCTGGGAGACTACCTTCGAGCGGCAGTCAGGTGGTACCACACGATTCCGGGTCATCGACAGCACCAAGGACGGCAAGATCGCGTTTCAGGAGCTGGCCGAGGGTGCCAAAGGCGTCTACTTCATGGGCTGGACACGGTTCCGTATGTACGGCTGGAAGCCTATGCCCATCGACTTCATCATCTACGATGAGGTCCACGCGGGCCAGAACCGCAAGACAGGCACACACACCGCCATGAAGTCCGCGCTCCACATCCCGTACCACCTTGGCCTGTCCGCCACGCTCTCCGGCAACAAGGTGGAGGGTCAGTGGGCCATTCAGCACTGCTTCTGGTCGGATAAGGAAATCACCCCCGCGTACTGGCCGTGGGTTAGCAAGTTCCTGAACACCACACTTGATCCCTACCAAGGCAAGAAGATCAATGGGGAACGTGTGCCGGGAACTGTCTGGGCCGTGCTGCCCTCCAAGTCTGCCTTTGCCAGCCCGTTCCAAGCAGAGCCGATCATCTACAACATTGAGGTTGATCTGCTTCCGGCCCAGCGCAAGGTCTATGACCGCTTCGAGAAGGAGGCTGTTGCCTGGCTCGGGGAGCGCCCGCTGGTGGCTGATCTTCCCGCCGTTCACCTGCTGAGGCTCAGGCAGATTTGCCTCGCTGTCCCGTCCATCAGGGACGTGTGGAAGACCATTGACGGCGAGGAGGTGCTGGTTGAGGAGGTCTACTTCGAGGACGATGCCAAGTCCACCAAGGCCGATGCCGTCATTGAAGTTCTCTCAGACATCTATGTGGTCAAGCCTGAGCCGGTCCTGATCTTCACCCACAGCCGCAAGTACGCCACGATGCTGACCAAACGCCTGCAGGCCAAGGGCTACAACGCACGCCAGTTCATCGGGGGCATGTCCCGTGAGGAGCGCGACTGGAAGCTGGAAGCGTTCGGCACCGAGTACGACATTCTGGTGGCCACTGTTGCCTCCATCGGGACTGGAACGGATGGGTTACAGGATGTGTGCAACATCGAGTTCTGGGTCTCCCTTGACGATAACCGTCTGGTCAATAAGCAGGCTCTGGGCAGGCTCTCCCGCCCCGGCCAGAAGAAGACCGTGCTTCGGTACAACTTCCTTGCCCGCAACACGGTAGAGGTCAAGAGGCTGGCACAGATGACCTCGGACCAAGAGCAGCTTGACCAGTCATACCACTATGACGTGGAGAGTGTGTCATGAGCTGCCCCGCCTGCCGATTCCCCGTAGCCGAGGATCAGCCACAGATGCGCGTCCACATAGGCGTCACGCAGGACGCAGACGGTTACATGGTCGATCTGCTCCCCACCTTCCACCGGCCATGCGCCGCCTCTTACCTGATAGCCAAGGGCCGCGCCAAGACCGAAGCGCTCAGGGTCAGTAGGCCCACGCGGTGGCTCGAAGAATTGGCTGCCTAAAAGGTATTGACACTCGCCCACGACTGTCTGTAAGTTC